GGCCGAGCTGGAGCGGCTGCGCAAGGCCGCCGATGCCGCCGAGGAGCGGGAGCTCCAGGAGGTTGCCAAGAAGTATGAGATCATCGGCAAGAAGGCCGAGGAGCTGGTGCCCACACTGAAGAGCCTGAAGGCCGCCGGCGGAGACGCCTACAACCAGATGATCGCCGTGCTGGACGCCAGCGTGGCTGCCGTGGAGAAGTCCGGCCTCTTTTCCGAGGTAGGTAAGTCCGGCGGTGCTGGTACTACCAGCGGCGGTGCCTGGGCCGAGATCGAGAAGCACGCCGAGGCTATTCAGAAGGCCGCACCCACCATGACCTGGGCCCAGGCCGTGGATAAGGCGTGTGAGCAGCACCCCGACCTCGTGCATGAGTACGAGAGCGGACGATAAGAGAGGAGGAACGATTATGAGCTACTTCGGTTCCATCATCAATAACAGTGCAACCATCATCGCCAAAGCATCCGCCAAGATTACCGACGGCGCCTTCCTGGCCGCCACGCTCACCGAGAACGGTGTAGCGGTAGCCAAAGCCAGCGAGACCCCTATCGGCATCATGGTCGCCGAGACTGGCACCGTTGAGGCCGGCGAGGAGGTCACCATCCAGGTCAAGGACATTGGGCTGGCAAAGGTCGGCGCCGCTGTGAACGCCGGCGACATTCTGGCCGCCGATGCCAACGGCAAACTGATTAAGGCCACCAATGGCGCCTTTGCTGTTGCGGTTGCCCTGGACACGGCCACCGCCGCTGACCAGGTCATCCAGGTACAGATCAGCAAGCCCGGCTTTACCGCTGCCGCCGGAGTAGGCGGCTGAGAGAAAGGAGATAGCAAACCATGAACATGAACGGCAGAAGCACCACCGCAGGCATCCAGGCCGACATCGCCAAGGGCTGGAAGCCGAACAATTACCTCACCAATATGTCTATGGCCTATTTCGCCCAGGCGGGCGACTATGTGGCCCCCAGCATCTTCCCCATCTGCCCTGTGCCCCTGGCCTCCAGCTACTACTACAAGTTCAGCAAGGGCGACCTGGCCCGGGACAACGTGCGGCGCAAGCCCCCCTACGGCAAGGTAACTCCCGCCATCATGGGGCAGACGGACGACACCTACAAGTGCGAAGTGGATCAGATTATCGTGGGCATCGACCAGATCGAGGCCCTCAACTTCCAGCGCAGCCGCGCCCCCGGTGTGGCTGACCCCCGCCGGGCCAAGGTTCGTTTTGCATCCGAGCAGATGCTCATCCACCTGGACATCCTGTTTGCCAGCGGCTTTTTCAAGGCCGGTGTGTGGGGTCAGGAGTGGGCAGGCGTCACCTCCAGCGCCTCCGGCAAGCAGTTCCTGAAGTTCTCTGATGCCAACTTTGACCCTGTCCACTTCTTTGACGAGCGGATCAAGGACATCAAGCAGAGCGGCCGCCGGAAGCCCAACCGTCTGGCCCTCGGCTATGACGCCTATCTGGCTCTGAAGAACCACCCCGATCTGCTGGAGCGGGTGAAGTACACCGGCACCACCGCCAACCCCGCCAATGTGACCCCCGCCGTCCTGGCGCAGCTCTTTGGCGTTGAGCAGGTCAAGGTTCTGGAGAGCACCTATAACGCCGGTGGCATCGGCGAGGAGAATATGCAGTTTATCTGCGACAGCAAGGGCGCTCTCCTCTGCTATGCCACTCCCAGCCCCGCCATTGACGAGCCGTCCGCCGGCTACATCTTCACCTGGGATATGCTGGGCAACGGAGCCTGGACGGCCTTCGACCAGTTCGAGGGGGAGAACGGCACTCACAGCGAGTTTGTGGAGGGCCTCATGTCCACCGATATGCGTAAGACCGCCGATGACCTGGCGATCTACATGAAGGACTGTGTGTGAGAAAGGAGGCCCCTATGAGCGATTTTATTTGCACCAAGGGGCTCACCCTGGGCGGCGTTGACTATACCCCCGGCCAGACAATCCCGGCCGGGGCCGTCCTTCCCTCCCGTGTCCGCGCCTTGGCACGCCAGGGCTACATCACACAGGTGGATGATACGCCAAAGGGCCAGAGTGAGCCCCCTGCGGAGCCGCTGACACCGACTATGGAGCCTGGCCCCATCACTATCCCCCTCACTGTTGACGGTGGTGTGTACGAGGTCGTGGCGACCCCGGAGGACATCATCACGACCGCCGGCATTCTTCAGCTCACAGTCGAGGAAGCCAAGCCGGCCATCGAAGGCATTGACAGTGAGGAGGCGCTGATCCTGATTAACGCTCTGGACAGCCGGAAAGGCATCAAAGAAGCCGCCCGGGCCAGAGCGGAAGCCTTGGATGATGCGCAGGGAGGCGGAGGTGGCGCCTGATGTCCACCTACACTTACGAGCCAGACCACATCAAAGAGAATGGGAAAGACCGGATGCGCTTTGAGCTTGGCGATACGATGGTGGAGGGCGGTATGGAAACCTGTGCCTTGTGCGACGAGGAGTACACAGCCGCCCTTTCCATTTACCCAAATAGCTGGCGCCGGGCCAAGTTGGCGCTTCTGGAGAGCGTCGTCCGCCGCTTTTCCTACGAGGTTGACACAAAGGTGGGCCCCCTGTCCCTCTCCCTGCGGCAGAGGGCGGAGGCGTGGAAAGCTATGTACGACGACCTAAAGGCCGAATGTGCTGCCATGGGAGCCCCGAGCGCGAATCCCAAGGCGCTTTCCCGCCCGCCCTATTTCTACGAAGGGATGCACGATAACCGGGAAATGGGCTCCACCAGAGGGAAACGAGGTGGGCACCTTGTACCTTAGGCCGGGAAACCTTTTCAAAGATTTCTGGGTAGAAAAGCGCATCACCGGGAAGACCAGCCGGGGCCGAAAAACAGCGGCATTCCAGTCTGAAGGAGCCCCACACCTCCTGGCCGTCTTGGCAGAGGCCAAGCCAGAGGAGATAGAGCGGTTCCGCCAGCAGAACGCACATCCTATCACTCACACCATCACCCAGCGCGGGCGGCCTAAGGCGGGGCCAGAAGACCGCCTCGTGTACCAAGGGCGCTATTTCTATATTCAGGGCGTTGATTGCCCTGGAGATTTGGGCCTCTGGACGATTTATTATGCGGAGGAAAGGAGCGATGTCGATGGAGATCAACCTGGATGATACCGTGGCCGGCATCGTGGGCCAAGTGACGGCGCAAGCAAAATCCAGGGGCTTCCGGGCGGCCAACGAGCTGAGAAACGCGGCCCTCCAGGTGCTCCGTGGACAGCGTAGCGGCCGTATTTATAAGCGGCCGCACTCCAGCAGTACCTATACGGCTTCTGCACCCGGAGAGCCGCCGGCCGTGAGAACCGGCGGCCTCCGGGTGAGCTGGAAGCAGCAGGCAAGATCAGAAAAGGACGGGAAGACAGTCAAAATCCGGCCGGCTATCTGGACGGATAAGAAGTATGCCCCTATTCTCCAAGAGGGCACCCACAAAATGGCACCCAGGCCATTTGAAGAGCCTATCATCGAAAAGGCAAAACCGAAGGTTATGACGATATTCGGCCAGCCTTACAACCACACCTGAAGGAAAGGAGGAGCGAAATGCCGCTGATTAAAGAAAGTTCCGTGAAGTCATTTGACTTGGAGGCCGTACACATTGGGGATTTGGTGCGAGCACAATACCATACATGGCCGGAGCCCAGAAATGGCATCATTGCCGCTGCCTCCGAGTTGGAGCTGGTTGTCCTCTATCTTCCGGGGCTGCGGAACGTGTCAAACTACTTCCCCATCAAAGCGGCCGAAGTTGCGGATGGAAAATGGACGCTCCTGTGGTCAGAAGACCTGAAGGACATCCAGGAGGAGGGCACGGAGCTGTGACACTGGAAGATCTGATTTATTCCCGCCTAACAGGGACGGAAGCTCTGGCGGCAAAACTGGCAAAGTGGGATGGGGAGCCCGCTGTGTTTTACCAGACCACTCCTGGGGACACAGCGGAGGGCTGGGGCGGCAAGTCTCAATATCCCCGCATCGACTACATCGTTGACATGCAGAGCAATCCAGAGCGCCACGCCGAGGGAAAGCTCACAGTCAATATCTGGTGCAGTGAGAATGTGGAGCCACCGGAGAACCTAGAGCCGGAAGTCAGAACCGCCCTGCGCGACATTTTCCTTCAGCCAGACGGAACCCCGCCTTTCAGCCTGTCGTGGGCAAGCTCTGACGCATTCCAGGCCCAGCGCAGCGACGAAGCTCTGGTAAACGGTATCACCGTCCTGTTTGACCTATTCGCCTTCCCGTCCCATGAAACCACAGACCCAGATCCGGTGCTTGCCATCAATGAGTATGTTAAGAATTGGGCCCCCGGTGCTCTTGTCATTGGGCGGGACACCCTGGCCCCCTTCAACACTGCCACAGAGCAGAAACCCATTTTCTACTTTCGTATTTTATCCCTGTCCCTATATCGGGAAACGAACACCGTCGCATGGATGAATGGAGTGCTGATAGGACATATCTTCGCACCGGAGGCGGTGCAGATAGAGTGGCTGAAGGCATTGGTGGACACCTTGGCCTTGGACGGCGAGGTGATTATGCTGGATAAGTCCCCTATGTTCCTCACCAATATCAAGGCCGACAGCAGCGCGTCTGCACTTGCGGCGGGGCAGCTCCAGCTTTCCGTCCGGTTCGGCCTGCTGCGCCGGAAACCCTATGCACATCCCCTTATGCACACTTACCACCCGTGAGAAAGGAGGGTCAATATGGCCCAGAAAACCGCAGCGAAAGCTGCTGGCACCGCGGCACCTGAAGCGGAGTATTCCGCCAAGGAGCTCGTTTCCGCAGCCCGATCCAAATTTGGGGTGTCGCCCGATATTATGGCGGCAGCCTTGAAGACAGCCGGCCTCACCAGGGCTTCCAAGTCCCAGGCGAAAAAGCTGGCTGAAGATTTTGCGAAGAAGGAGGTCAAATAATCATGGCCGGAACATTTACCATTGGCGAAACCAAAACCCGCCCCGGCATTTACCACCGCTATGAGAACGCCGGCGGCGTTTCGATTGCCGGTGCCATCAACGGCATCGGCGCCGGCGTGATCCAGGCCAACTGGGGCCCGCTGAATCAGGCAATCGAGATGGAGCCCAGCACCAAGGTCAATCAGATTTTCGGTTCTGGAAAGACGGAAGACCTGATTACCAAGATGTTCGACGGAGGCATCACCTCTGGATTCTTCGTCCGCGCCGGCACCGGGGGTACGGTTCCCAGCGTCAAGCTGAAGAATAACTCGGAAACGGACGCAGGCACCCTTACGGGAGCCTATGTCGGTGACCGCAAGTTTACCGTCACCATTCGGGACAGCCTCACCACGGACGACCGGGAGTGCATCATCTATGACGGTACGACCGAGTTCCTGAAGGTATCCTTCCCCTCCGGCGAGGGAGAGCCCAAGGCGCTGAAGGAGGCGCTGGCTGCCAAGACGAAGGATTTTATCTTCACTCCGGAGGACAGCGTGAATGGCCCGCTGAAGGATGTGCTCCAGGAGGTCATTACCCCCGGCACCAATCCCACGGCCTCCACGACGGAGTACAGTGCGGCGTTTGACGCACTGGAGCCCTACGTCTGGAATGTGCTGTGCGTAGACACCGAGGACACCGCTATTCATACTCTGATGGCAACCTACCTCAACCGCATTTATGAGGCGGGGGCCTACCCCATGGGCTGTGTCGCACCCAAGACCAGCACCGCCCTCGACACCCGCATGACAAACGCGGCTGCATTCAACGACCCCAAGATGCACTATGTCCTCAACTCCGCCAAGGACGCCAGCGGGAACGTCTATGAGGGCTACAAGCTGGCCGCCCGGGTCGGCGGCATGATTGCGGCCATTGCATCCAACCAGAGCCTCACTCACGAGGTGCTGTCTGGTATGACCGACCTGGTGGAATCCCTCACCAACACCCAGATTATCAATGCGCTGAAGAAGGGCTGTATCGTCCTCACCAAGAACGAGAGCGGTCAGGTTCAGATCGAGCAGGGAATCAACACCCTTATCACCCCCAACGGGGAGCAGGACGAGGGCTGGAAGAAGATCCGCCGTGTCAAGACCCGCTTTGAGCTGATGCAGCGCGTGGACGACACCACCGAGAAGCTGGTGGGCAAGGTAGATAATGACACTGATGGCCGGGCGACCGTGATTGCCGCCGGCAACGGTGTCATTAAGACCATGATCGGAGAGAAGAAGCTCCTGGATGGGACGAAGATGCTGGAAGATGACAGCAACCCGGCCCAGGGAGACAGCGCCTGGTTCGTCTTTGAGGTCTACGACAAGGACAGCATGGAGAAGGCGTACATGACCTACCGGTTCCGGTTCGCGGCCGATACCAGCGGAGCCGAGTAAGAGAGGAGTGAGAAGCGATGCTGAATAACAGAGGCCCCATTGATACCCGACTGGCTCTGACCGGGAAAGACGGTGCTCTTTACAGCGACGACGGCACAATGCTGGCGACCTGCGAGAGCTTTCAGACCCAGGTGAATGTAACCAACGCCAAGTACCAGCCTCTGGGCGATGCCCAGGAGCATGAGGTGTTCCAGAGCTATGGCGTGACCCTCACCTTCACCGAGGTAGTCGTCACCGATGAACGATTTATCTCTGAACTGTTCGATGGCATGGTCAGTGGCAACATGCCGAGCTGGAATTTCCAGGGCGTTGTCAAGGGGCGCAACGGCAGCGAGCAGCGGATGAACTACCGCCAGTGTGTGCCCAGCGGTGCCATTGACCTTCAGAACGTGACCGTGGGCGATCTGCTGAAGCGAGCCTGGAGCATGTTCGTCAACGAGCCCCCCGAGCTTCAGAAGCTCTTGACTGCGTGATTTCATGCGCAAGCTGTTTCCAAAAAGGAAACAGCTCACATACCCGGGAAAATATCACCCAAATAAGCAAGGCCGCCCCTGACAGCGGGGCGGCCTTGCTCCATAAGGAGGAACAGATTTATGAGCAGCTATGACGAAATCAGAACCGAAACCGGCACCGATGAAGAGCTCGATCCCACCACCCCCGAGGGGAAGGACACCTTGCGGAGATATGAGGACGATATTCTGGGTGGCCTTCTGGCTGCTGCCAGCTTCAAGGAGAGCGAGGAGGAAACCTATCCTATGGAGGTCGCACGGAACGGGGTCGTCTATTTCAAGTTCCGGGTGCATCCGCTCCGCGAAGAGGACTACCAGAAGTGCAAGGAGCGGTACACCAAGTACGTCCGCAATAAGCAGCTCGGTATCCGTGTGCCGGAGAAGACCGATTCTATCTCCTATCGGAATGCCCTGATCTACGAGGCCACTGTCAAGGAGGACAGAGAGCGCCTGTGGGATAACCACGAGGCATGGCGCCGCCTGGATGTAATCAACGGCGTGGAGCTGATTGGCCGAGTGCTGAAGGCCGGCGAGAAGGACGCCATTCTGGAGTATATCGACAAAATCAGCGGCTATTCCATGATGGCAGAGGACACCACAAAAAACTAATCATGGCCGGCGGGAGAGCTACCCTGCTCCACCACGTCTTGCAGCGTATCGGTTTTGAGGCGTGGGCGGCTGCCGCCGGCTTTACATCGACCGAGGAGGCCATGACGTGCCCAGGAACCGGCATCTTTGTCCGGGCATCCATGCGGGCGCAGATAGACGCCGATACCAACGGAAGGGGGGAAACGGATGGCGGCTGAAACTTTTCGCATTGAAATCCCCATTGATGTCGAGGACAATACCGAGCCTGGCGTAAGCAGCGCAAAGCGTAAGGTGAAATCCTTTGACGATGTGAACCGAAAGACACAAGAGCGTTTGGACAAGATGAACCGCACTAAATACCGGGTGGTGCTGGACGCGCTGGATAGAGCCAGCAGCGTTATCGGAGCCGTCCGCTCCAAGGTGGGCGGTTTTGCCGGGAGGACTTTCAGCTTTACCCTGAAGGTCTTGGATATTGCCACCGCCCCCCTTCGGGGCGTTTTGAACCTGGTAACATCAATCCAGGGTGCCGTGCTCGGGGCAACGGGGGCATTTGCTGGCATCTACCAGCCGATGAACCTGGCCGGAGACTATGAGCAGACGGTGGTGGCCTTCAACACCCTGCTGGGCAGCGCCGAAAAGGCCACCAAGTTCTTGAAAGAGGCCCAGCAATTCGCCAATACGACGCCCTTTGAGTTCCCAGAGCTGCTGGACAGCAGCAAACTGCTATTGGCCTTCGGTTTCCAGGCAGACAATATCCTGGACATGATGGAGACCATTGGTGATACATCCAGCGGCCTCGGTGCTGGAGCTGAAGGTATCGACCGGATCACTCGGGCCCTGGGGCAGATGTACGCAAAGGGCCGCGTCCAAGCCGAAGAGCTGCTTCAGCTCCAGGAAATGGGCGTGCCGGCAGCGGAGATCCTTCAGCAAGAGCTTGGCCTAACGGCGGAGCAGGTTGCCAACATCGGAAATGAGAGCGTAAATGCCTCAGTGGCTATCCAAGCTCTCCTCACCGGCATGGATAAGCGGTTCGGCGGCATGATGGCAAACCAGTCCAAAACGGCCAAAGGCATGATAAGCACCATAAAGGACACAATCCAAAACAACCTGATCCGAAACTGGGGTGAAGGTCTATGGGAAGGTGTTAAGCCCGGCCTGGAGAAGGTCACCACTTGGCTCGATGAGAACCAGGACACCGTTGCCGAATGGGGCGAGGCTTGGAAAGAGGCCGGTGCCAACATCAGCAAATGGGTCATGGATAGGATTGACGGTCTCCGGAAGACCGTCAGCGACCTTGTGAACTCCCAGGAGTGGAAGGATGCAGAATCCTTTGGGGAGAAAGTAAGTCTTGCCTGGGACAAAATAATTGCGGAGCCCTTTGATGCCTGGTGGAATAGTACGGGGAAAGCCTGGTTGTCCGAGAAAGCGGCCAGTATCGGACACGGCCTTGGAAGCGCCATCAGCACCGGCCTCCTTGGGTTGCTTGGCATTGATGTAAGCGACGCTCTCGCAGACGGAAAAACCGTGGGCAGCTCCTTCATCGACGGGTTCGCCCAGGGATTTGACACCGAGAAGATCACCGCAGCCCTGAAGACCTGGGCTGACGAAAACAAGGAAATCGTTGCTGCGATTGGCATCGGTATTGGAGCCAAAATGCTGGGAGGCATTATAACCGGACTGGGGAAGCTGGCCGAGCTGAAGAACCTCTTCGGAGGAAAGGGCAGCAAGGCGACAGAAGCGGCCGGTGCATCAGGCGGAAGTAGATACACCACCACAACCATGAATGTGACCGCCAGCGTTGTCAACGTCTATGGAAACAGCATTGGAAATCGGACTTCCACATCGGCGAATGTGGCGGGTGCTTCTGGTAGCTCACTTCCGGTACTCGCCGGTGCCGGAGCTGGTGGTGTAGGTCGTGCTCTCATAGGCGGTGCTCCCCTGGCCCTTCCGGGTGGGCAGCTCGCACTTCCGGGAGAAGTTGCAACTACGGCAGCCGGCGGCGGTAAGGCGGCATGGCTGGCCCAGGCACCCGGCGGCGTTATTGGGTCACTTTTGGCAAAGGCAGGCGTGGCCTTGGGCAGCGGTGCCAGCACTGCTGCCGGCGCAGCAGCTGCCGGCGCAGCCAGTATCGGAGGCGGCATTCTCGGCGGCATTGGCATCATCGACGGCATTCGGAACATCATCCGAGGCACCCAGACCAGCGGCAAGGAGGCCCAGGACGAATACGCTAAAGGCGGTACTAAGATTGGCATGGTCGGAGCTGGTGCGGCAACTGGAGCTGCTATCGGGGCAGCATTCGGCGGCATCGGAGCCGTCCCCGGTGCCCTTGTGGGAGCCGGCGTCGGAGGCATAGGCGCCCTCCTGGGCGGTGACAGCCTGGGCCAGGTTATTTCTGACGCCTTGGACGAAGGCGGAGCCCTCTCTACATTTTGGGAGAATACGAAGGAAACCGCAGGCAACGCATGGGAGGCGATTAAAACCGGCGCTTCCGATGCCGGAACCTGGGTATCTGAAAAGTTGGGCTCTGCCGGAGACTGGATCAGCGAAAAATGGAGCGGCTTCAGCGAATGGTTTGATAGCTCTGTCTGGACACCAGTGAAGGACGTCGGCATTTCCGCAATCAATATCGCCGCCGGTGCCTGGGGTAGTGCCAAGGAGACCATCAGCGAAGGATGGGCCGACTTTTCAGGATGGTTCGATGAAAATATCTGGACACCAGTTACAGAAGCAGCGCAAAATGCCGGGGACTGGATCAGCGAGCGATGGACGGAGGCCAAACAGTGGATTTCTGATGGCTGGTCGGACTTTTCAAGTTGGTTCGACAGCAACGTATGGGAGCCCGTCAAGGAAGCGGCTGCTGGAGCCGGACAGTGGATAGAAGACCGCTGGACAGAGGCGCGTACATGGGTTGGTGACCGCTGGAACGACTTTTCCACCTGGTTTGATGAATCTATTTGGACGCCCGTAAAAACCGGCGCCCAGAACGCCGCCACCTGGGTAAGCACACGCTGGACAGAAGCAAAAACCTTTTTGAGTGAGAGTTGGCAGACGGTCAGCACATGGTTTTCTGAAAATGTATGGGAGCCAGTTAAAACTGCTGCCAAAGATGCTGGTGCATGGCTTGGTGACAAGTTTACAGCCGCAAAAGATGCCGTACACACGGCCTGGGCCGGTGTTTCTACCTGGTTCGAGGACAATGTATGGACGCCTATCAAAAATGGAGCGTCTGCGGCCTGGGATTGGGTCGGCGACAAACTGAACGGAATAGGTGCGTGGATCGGTGATCAGTGGCACAGCTTTACGGATTGGCTCGGCGGCTTGGGCCAAAAAGGTTCTGAAGTTACAGGACTGACCACGAGCCAGGGAAAATCAACCGTGCTGGAACACGCCTGGGGCGGCATTATGACAAGGCCGCACATGGGCATTGTGGCTGAAGATGGTGCCGAGAGCATTATCCCACTGTCCCCCTCAAAGCGCGGCCGCGGCATCGACCTGTGGGAGCGCACAGGCCAGGCCCTGGGGGTGCGGCCCTATGCAGAAGGTGGAATCGTCGGTGAGCCGGAAGACACAGCGGCCATTCCGCTCGACACCGGAAGCTCCGGCGGCCCCAGAATAGACGTGCATCTGGAAATGAGCCCGCAGTTTGTGGTCGAGGCCAGGGAAAGCGGCCTGGATGAAGAGAGCATCGTCGCCATCATCAAGGCCCGCATCCGGGAAATGGTGGACGACATCAGCGACGAGCTGGCCGAGCGGCTGGCTCGCATCTTTGCCAATATGCCGGTGAAAGGAGGAGCGTGATATTGGACATCTACATCACCGAAAAGGAGAGCGGAACCAGGATCGCGCTCTCCATGCTGCCGGAAAAGGTGAAGCGCAAAGCGAGCACCAAGTTCCAAAGCTATGACATTATCAACATTGGGGAGGTAAAGCTGCCCAGAGGGACGAAGCTGCTGACGTTTTCCTGGGACGGCACCTTCCCCGGCTCCGGTCGGAAGAGCTACGGATTTATCAAAAGCCACTTCTGGATGGAGCCAAAAGAGCTGGAGGCAATCTTCGACCAATGGAGAACCGACGGCACTATTTTAATCCTGATGGTAACCGAAACCTTCATCAACCATGAGGTTTATATTTCTGATTTCACGGCCACGAACACCGGCGGCGCCGGAGATGTTTCTTACAGCGTCACCTTCACCGAGGCCAAGGAAATCAAGGTTTACACCACCTCGGAGCTGAACATCAAGCCGGCAGCCAAGACCAACGAAACCAGCTCCGCCACCCGGCCGGCGCCAGCAGCGGCGTCGGCCAAAACCTATACCGTCAAGAGCGGGGATAGCCTCTGGGCTATTGCAAAGCGGTATCTCGGAAGCGGATCACGCTACAATGAGATATATGAGCTGAACAAGAGCACCATCGGCAGCAACCCGAATCTGATTTATCCCGGCCAAGTCTTCACCCTTCCGAGCTAAAGGAGGTTCCGCCTTGATTGATGTTAAAAAGCTGAAGTACCAATTCATCGGCATCTCGGAGGATGGAACGCAACTGGACATCACCGGAGCCACGGAAGACCAGGGCTGGGAAGAAGGCGAAGGAGAACTGGCTATGCGGGTCAGCCTCACCGTCCACAACACCAAGTACAACGGGAAATACCTGTCTGATATTCTGAAGCCTGGGTGCATCATCGCGGTCGTGGCTGACTGGGGAGACGGCACCGAGGAGGTCGCCCGGGGGAGCATCGTTGATTGGGACACCAGCAACCAGAGTTCCAAGGACACCTTTTCCATCCTCGCCTATGATGAACTTTTCAATTTGCAGGACAGCCAGGACAACCGCTATATTACCGCCGGTACGGGCACCAAGGCCGCGCTGACAGCCATTTTCTCCGATTGGGGCATACCTGTCGGGGAGTACAAAGGGCCCGATGTGCCCCACGCAAAGACGCCATTCAAGAACGAGTATATCAGCGATATGATCGAGCAGCTTCTGGACGACGCCGTGAAACAAGGTGCCGAGAAGTGCATAATCCGGGCCTCCAAGGGAACGGTAAGCGTCCTCCCTGAAGGTGGGAACGACACCATTTATCACTTCGACGAGGACGGCAGCATTGAGGTCACCAAAGACAAGGTGAGCATTCAGGGGCTCATTACCCGTGTGAAGGTGGTCGGCAAGGAGGACAGCGAGGGCCGCCAGGCAGTCGAGGCCATTGTGGATGGGCAGACCCGATTCGGCACCAGGCAGCGCATTTATAACCGCCAGGAGAATGACAGCCTTGCGACTGCCAAAGCAGCAGCCCAGAAGATCATCAGTGACAGCGAGGCGGACACCCGCAGCACCACCATTCAGGGGCCCGATGTGCCGACTATCCGGAAGGGGGACAAGATACACGTCACCGGCCGGACGCTGGACGGCTATTACATCGTCCTGTCTGTGCAGCATAATGCGGCGTCCTGCTCCATGACCATGGGAATCAAGCCCTTTGAGGAGACACCTAAACAGCCGGAACAGGCCCAAGAGCCAGCCAGCACCGACTTCAACAAGGGAGATAAGGTGATCCTCAACGGTGCAGTCTACCGCGACAGCTACGGCACTGGGAAGGGTAAAACCTTTAGCGGACGTACCTGTACTATCACCATAAAAGTTGATACCAGCCGGCCATGCCCTTACCATGTGGACGGAATTGGCTGGGTCTATCCCAACACTATCACCAAAGCATGAGAGGAGTGAGGAGCCATAAATCCAGCAGAGGGAAACCCCGGCACCAACAAATTGGCCCGGGTCTTCAAGGAGCGCATGGATCGGGAGCGGAACGCCAATTCATCCCTGATTCTGGACTTTGGGGAAATACAGGGGGATTACAGCCTCCTCACGAACACCTACCCCAATCCTATCCCCAAAGGCGACTATCTCGTATGCCGTCAACTTACCATCGGCCCAACCAGCGGGCATTTGACCTACACCATCCAGGCTGGCAAGCCCAATGACGGAACCCACAACCATGGGAGCAGCGGCACCCATGGAGGGCATACTGGCGGAGATGGCAGCCATACCCATACCAGCGAAGGCCCCCACGTCCACGACGTTCTGATCCCCGATAAGATGCGGAAGTTGCTGCCTGGGGATCGCGTTCTCGTGGCATGGGTGCAAAATGACGCCGTGGTGATTGACCTGGTACTCCCTGCGTCTGTGTTATGAGAGGAGGAGGCCCGTGGCAACAACACAAAACCTCTTCCCGACCTATTCTGTCCCAACCATTGAAACTCCGGCAGCCGCCCAGGAGCGAAAATACCGCCGGAGCCTATACTTTGACTTCGACACCGGCGACTTTCTCCAGGACGGAGCAGGAAAAATCGTGGAGGCAGATGGCCGGGAAGCCTATAAACAGTGGTGCATGAAGGTGGCTATGACCGAGCGGTTCACGCGCCTGGCTTACACCACGGACATCGGAACCGAAATGATAGACGCACTTGCCCAGGAAGACCGGGAGGCCGTCCAAAGTGCCATAGAGCGCACTATCACCGAGGCTCTGATGGTAAACCCCAAGACAGAGTATGTCAGAGGGTTTACATTCACATGGGAAAGCGATTCCCTTTTCTGCACCTGTGTTGTGAAGGGGCAGGATTGGGAGGAGTTTTCCCTTGCAATCCCCGCCGAGGAGGTGAAAAGTATTGGATAACCCCGTATTCGTTCCGCCGAGCTGGCTAAACGACCAAGACGCCGAAACCATCCACAAGCGCATGATGGAGGCGCTGCCGGCCGACATCGACGACACAGAGGGCGGCTTCCCCTGGGATATGACGATGCCAACGGCGCTGGAGAAGGCGGAAATGCTAGAGTTCCACCTTGTGGAGACGCTGAAGCTCATGCAGCCTATGTGGGCCTATGGTGAGTGGCTGGACTATCACGCCCGCGCCGCACATGTGACCCGCCGGCCGGCAAACGCAGCTTATGGCATCGTGACCGTGACCGGGCTGGAGGGGACGGAGATCCCCGCCGGCTTTCTTTTTGCCGTCCCGGCGGTCGGAAACTCGCCAGCAGTGGAATTTGCCACGGAGGCGACTGTCACGATTGGCGGTTCTGGAAGCGTAGATGTCGGTGTAACTGCGGTAGAGGCCGGGCCCAGCGGAAATGTACCGGCTGGAGCTATCGCCATCATGTCCACACCCATGACAGGCATTACCGGCATTACAAACGAAGATCGCACTACCGGAGGAACCGAGGAAGAGGACGACGACACCCTCCGAGAACGTGTCAACGAAGCCAACCAGGCAGCCGAGGCCGGCTTTGTCGGATGCGATGCCGACTATATCCGCTGGGCGAAGGAAGTCGCCGGTGTGGGCACTCCCTTTGTCATCGCCAACTGGAACCCGGATGTAAAGAACAGTGTGAAGCTGGTGATCCTGGACAGCAACGGCGACCCGGCCAACGGGAGCATTCTGGAGGCGGTGGAGAAACACATCATGTCCCCGGACGACCGCATCAACCGGAAAGCCCCTGTGGGCGCTATCTTGACGGTGTGTGCCCCGGACATGGTGGAACTGACCTATACCCTTACCGCGACCCTCCGGGCCGGTTATAAGGCCGCTGATGTGAAGGAGTACCTGAAGGAAGAGCTCCAAGCATACTACGTCGAGGCCAAGGAAGAAAATCTGCTCCAGTACAATCGGCTCCACGCTATCTTCACCGAAGCCCCTGGCATCTATGATTTTGCCGATTTCAAGGTCAACGGTGCTGCGAAGAACATTACCCTGGAGCAGGATGAATACCCGGAAACCGCCAGTATAGACCTCGGTCCGGAGACTGAGGAGGTGCTGGGGACGTGAAGCGATTCGAGCGCATCGACTTAGAGCATTTTCCGACCTGTGAAACATCGAAGAGGATGCTCGCTCGTGTGTCACCTATCTATGAACGCTCCTATGTTGGAAAATGGCTTTATCAGGTAATGGGGCTGGAGATGGAAGATGCCAGGAGGCTCTTTGATGAGCTGCGGCAACAGGCGTTTCCCGAGACGGCAACCTGGGGCCTGACCTACTGGGAGCAGCGATACGGCATCACTCCCAACCCGGCAGACGACCTGGAAGCCCGGCGTCAGGCCGTCCTTGATCGCCAGAACGCCAGATCCCCAATGAACCCCGCCCGCATCGAGGCTATCATCAACGGCATGACAGGGATGCCGGTCACAGTCACAGAAAATGTGGCTGATTACACCTTTGGAGTAAGGATCGAGAATACCGGGGATGGGAGCGTGGATATTCCGGCCGTAATGGTACGGCTCCGAAAAATCAAGCCGTCTCATCAGTGGTTTGAGCTGGATATTGGGCACTCGGTTATTTTTGAGAATAACCCGGGTGCCTTTATATTTTCAGAATTCCAGGCCCGATATGCTTTTTCCAACGCCCGGGGCGGAAACCTGGTGTTCCTGGACGGCTCAAAACAGTTGGACGGTTCCTGGAAGCTCAACCAGACCTTCTATGGCGTGACCTTCCCGCTCTTCACCGTGGCCTCCGCTTTCGAGAACGAGGAGAGGCTGACGGCCAGAATGACACTGGACACCTGGTATGAGCTCGACGGCACCGTCCGGTTGGACGGGAGCCGGAAGCTCAACGCACAAATCACAGAGGAGGAAATCTGATGGCAGGAAATACCGAAAACAGCATCATCACCAAAATCCGCCGTGTCAAGACGTGTAAGGCGTCCCGGGGGGCCATTGAAACCCTCCCCCCGGTTACCCACATTGTATTCGGCGACCAGGGCGTGGACGAGGGCGGGGAACCCATCCCGCCTACCGAGGAGCAGAATGCCCTCAAGCACCAGATTGCCAAATACCCTATCGGCAGTGTATCGAACCCGGTGGAGACCACCAACCGATATTCCGTCACCATCCCGGAAACCGAGCTGACCGGCGAGAGCATCAGCGAGGCGGCTCTGATGGACAGCGAAGGAGACCTGGTGGCGATCAAGACCATGTACGCAAAAAAGAAGGACGCCGGTGCGGCGTTTACCTTCGTCTTCGATGACGAATTCTAAGGAGGGTCATGGATATGGCAGATACGAATTATCCCATCCCGGAGCAGCCGGTCTACAATCCCAATATCCGCGCCCTTCAGGACAGCGACCCGGCCCGGGCATCCACAGTGTTTAATCCGCTTTTTGAGCGTCTTATCGAAAACACTCATGCGGTAAAAAAGGCCGCAGACGCTGCACAGGCAGCCGCAGAGGCGGCCGGGGAAAGCGCCAGGGGCGCTATCCCTGCTGCACAGAAAGGGGCCCCTGGCGGGCTTGCGGAGCTGGACGGGAGCGGGCATGTACCTTCTTCCCAGCTCCCAAGCTATGTGGACGATGTGGTGGATGGTTATTACCATGAAGGGGCCTTCTATTCAGACCTGGAACATGAGCATCAGATTTCTCCGGAGACCGGAAAAATCTATGTGGATGTGCAGAGTAATATCACCTACCGGTGGAGCGGCTCTGTCTATGTGGCTATCGGCTCCGACCTGGCCCTGGGCGAAACATCCAGCACCGCCTATCGAGGCGACCGAGGTAAAGCAGCCTATGACCACAGCCAGATCAAGACGGGCAATCCTCATGGCACCAAGGCTGCTGACATCCACTACACAGACAACAAGGATCTGGGTTCGACCAATCTTCAGGGGGCCATAGATGCGGCCGCACAGAAGGCCATCGACGCGCAGACTTCTGCCGATGCGGCGCTGGAGGCGATTACGGCACTGGCCCATACCATTGATGCCATTCCATCCCAGAGCGGCAGTCTCACCTATACAGGAAGCCCGCAGAGCCCGTCCTGGAACAGCTACAACCCGGAAACCCTTACCCTGGGCGGACAGACCTCCGGGACAAATGCCGGCGAGTATCAGGCCACGTTTACACCCAAGGAGGGGTACACCTGGGCCGGCGGCGGAAATGAAGCCAAGACTGTCACCTGGCGCATTGGCCGGGCCTCGATTGCGGCTGTTCCCACCCAGAGCGGAAGCCTGACTTTTACGGGGCTTTCGCAGAGCCCGTCCTGGAATGGCTATGATACCGGGAAACTCGCCATTGGCGGGGAGCAGAGCGCCATCAATGCTGGCAGTCACACCGCCACGTTCACCCCGACGGCCAACTATCAGTGGAACGACGGCGGAACGGGTGCCAAGGAGGCAGTTTGGAGTATCGGCAGAGCGACCATCAGCACAGTGCCCAGCCAGAGCGGGAGCCTGACCTACACGGGATCGGCCCAGACACCCAGCTGGAGCAACTACAACACGGCGCAGCTGACCATCGGCGGGGACACCAGCGGAACCAATGCCGGCAGCTATACAGCCACCTTCACCCCGACGAGCAATTATCAGTGGGACAACGGCAGCACCGCCGCCAAGAGCGTGAGCTGGAGCATTGGGAAGGCCGCCGGAAGCCTGACGCTGAACCCGACGAGCATGACCCTCACCAACGCCACTAAGACGGGCTCCATCACCGTCACAAGAGCCGGAGACGGGGCCATTACCGCGCAGTCCAACGCCACCGGCGTGGCCACCGTGAGCGTGAGCGGCAACACCGTCACCGTGACCGGCGTGGCCTACGGCACGGCCACCATCACCGTGAAGGTTGCGGCCGGCACCAACCACAACGCCCCCGCCGACAAGACGTGTACGGTGAAGGTGAACGTCTTCAGCACCACCCTGAACTCCAACACCTGGGCCGCCATCAAGGCCGCCAGCGACGCCGGAAACGCGGCCAGCGTGTGGAGCGTGGGAGACACCAAGAATATCAAGATCAACGGCAAGGTGGGCAACTTCACCTTCAGCAATCTATCCATCGACGCCTTCATCGTGGGCTTTAACCACAATAGCGCCAAGGAGGGCAGCAACCGCATTCACTTTGCCCTTGGGAAGATCGGCGGGCATCTGGTGGCTCTCTGCGACAGCAGTTACAGCAACGAGCAGACCACCACCGGCTACTTCAACATGAACACCAGCCGTACCAACGCAGGCGGGTGGAACGCTACCTATATGCGGAAGACTTTGCTGGGTAACAGCGGCACCCCCAGCAGCCCGCCGGCAAACTCCCTGCTGGCCGCCCTCCCGGCTGACCTCCGGGCGGTGATGAAGTCGGTGACCAAGTACACGGATAACACGGGCAACAGCAATTCTTCCGGGGCTGTGACTGCTACCACGGACTGGCTGTGGCTCTTTGCGGAGTTTGAGGTGCAGGGCAGCCGGAATTATGCTAACCAGTACGAGCAGAACAGCCAGAAGCAGTATGACTACTGGAAATCCGGAAACCCGAAGGTAGCGTACAAGCATTCGTCGACCGGCGCGGCCGTGTGGTGGTGGCGGCGCTCGCCTTATTACAGCAACAGCGGCTACTTCTGCTATACCAACACCGACGGCTCCAACTACTTTAACATTGCTTCCTGGTCGGCCGGCGTCGTGGCCGGCTTTGCTGCCTAATCCTCCGCAGAGCTATCCAGTCCCCATCCCGCCCCCGAAAGGGGGCGGTCCCCCGACAGGAGCACCAGCTCCGCGAAGGAAAACAGAATATAATCGGCGCGTAAGCGCCGACGCGATTTTTTGAAAATCGCCTTTTTCTGTTTTGCTATCACTTACCTGTCTTTTGAGTGCATACAGACAGAGAAAAACGCCATAAAATAGCCCTATGCCAATAAGTCTGGGGGTATTTCATGGCTACCAACAAAAGGGTGTTCACGCTTCGGCTTTCCGATGAAGTATTTGATAAAATCGGAGCTCTGGCGACAAATGAGCACCGCTCTATCACAAATTACATCGAATATGTCCTTATCCGGCATCTGGAGGAGGTGGAGAGAGAGCAAGGGCCCATCAAAATTGAAAAAATAGAGGAGTAGCTATGTCGGTACTCAAATCCAAGCGCAGCACGAGCAAGGCCGAGTTCGTCAATGTTGCCAGTCAAATCTATGATGAGACCATAGATTTCCTGTCCAGGCTCTCGGCCCGGTATTCCCGCCTAATGGCCGAGGCTATTGCCGATCTGGCCGGAGAGGTCGAAGACCATGCCGAAAAGGCCAACAGCATCTATCCCTCCGATGCCCAGCGGGTGGAGCTCCGCAAGGCGCATCTCCTGGAAGCGCGGGCCGCTCTCATGGCCCTAGATGTTCGCCTCAATAAGTGCTACCGCTTGATGAACAAGAACCCCCAGGGGTGTTTCACGGACGCCAAGGGCAAGACCCTTCCGCCGGCGGAGGCCACGGCCAAGCTGGACAGGATGGCGGACAGCCTGGGCGAGCTGATCGACCGAGAGAACGAGCTGCTGAAGGGGCAGCTCAAAAGTATGAGCCAGAAGAAGTAGCTTCTGGACAGATTGGGTGCATTTCTGAATATCCCGCGTCCGGTGTTTCGGCCCTTCGGGCCGTGTGGTGGTGGCGGCGCTCGCCTAATTACAACAACAACGAAAACTTCTGCAATACCAACACCGACGGCTCCAACAACAATAACAATGCTTCCTGGTCGGCCGGCGTCGTGGCCGGATTTTGCGTTGCGGGGTCACATGGAGTAGCGAGAGTGAAAGACGACCCACGCAAAAGGAGAAATGCTTCCCTGGGTGCAAATCCCTAAAACTGCCCTCTGATGCCCTTGCACGGACGCTGCTTGCATGGCGGGGCGATATGCCTATCCCCGTTTCATGTGCCGGGGCAAAGCAGATTAGACGGCATCCTACACCACATCTGTACGGAGGTGCGAATAACTATTATGACAAGCGAGCAGCGCCGAGAGGCGCGATACCAGCGAAGGAAAGCAAAGCGGCAGGCACGTCGGATCGCCCGGAGCGCGGCGGTCGGTGGTCTCCAGGATGTCTTTACCTACCGGAAGATGTTCTTCTATGGGCTGAAATGCTGTAACGGGGTGCGCTGGAAGCAGAGCACCCAAAACTTTGAAAACCATCTGTTCTCCGGGACAGCCCGCCGGAGGCGGGAAATCCTGTCTGGAACATGGAAACCCATGAAGTGCAGCCATTTCACCCTGCGGGAACGTGGCAAGGTGCGGCCCATCGACGCCCCACATATCACAGACCGACAAATCCACAAAGTTCTGTGCAACGAAGTTCTGATACCTCTCTATGGCCCCAGCATGATCTATGACAACGGGGCTTCTCAAAAGAAGAAGGGCCTGCATTGGGCCTATGATCGCCTGGCGGAGCAGCTTCGGTGGCATTACCGAAGATTCGGCCGGGCCGGTGGAGTGTTCCTCCTAGACCTGAAGGGGTTTTTTCCAAATGCCCCGCACCCGGCGCTCTATGAACGGCATCGGCAATTCATCCTCGACCCTGGAGTTCGGGCCCTGGCAGACAAGATCATCGCCACCTCCCCGTGCCCTGTGCCTGGGCGTGGGATGCCTCTCGGCGTGGAACCGTCCCAGCAGGAAATGGTTGCGCTCCCCAGCAGCATTGACAACTGGATCAAGTGCCAGGCCGGCGTCCATGTGGCCGGCCATTACATGGATGATTACTATATCGTCCTGCCGGACATTGAGGAACTGAAGAAGCTGGCCCGGGAGGTTGTGCGCCGGTTTGAGGCTATGGGCATTCGGGTAAACAAGAAGAAATGCAAGATTATCCCGCTCACCAAGCCCTTCCGTTTCTGCAAGGTGCGCTACACCATGACGGAGAGCGGTCACATCAAGAAAAATGGTTGCCGGGACGGCATCAAGCGGAGCCGACGGAAGCTCAAATTTTTCCAGAGAGAGGTTTCCGCCGGACGGCGCACACTGGCCGATGTCGCCGAGTTCATGCAATCCCAGCGATCCTATTACAACAACTTTGACGATCATGGGCGGCTGCTCCGCCTGGAGCGGCTGTCCTACGCCATTTTTGGAGGTGCTTTATGTTCAAAATCATCAAAGCCAGCAGCGGGGAAAGCCTCGGAATGACCGAGGCCCCAACCTATATCAAAAAAGCAGACAACGGCTGCTACAACCTGTGCCCGGAGCCTTCGGAGGCTCCGGGCATTGTTTATGGCGGCGTGGTGTACCATCTGCTCGGTCGGCCGGAGTTGGATGGAGCGGAGGACACCGTGGCCTTGGAGGAAACGGACGCCGGCGTAGAGCTGGCCGAGGCCAAGGACGCCACAGCCCGCTCCGCCAAAATGGCCGGTCAGATGCAAGTGGCCGCGAAGCTGTATGTGCAGGCATCCACCAGCATCACAGATGCCCAGGCCCTGGAGATGCCAGACCTATTCCTCACCTGGGCCGAAGTGCTGGCCGTCGGCACCCAGCTTTCCAAGGACACCATCATCAACGACGGAAACCAGCTCTACCGGGTGGTGCAGCCGGTGACGCCACAGGAACACCAGGCACCCCACGACGAGGGGATGCTGGCAATCTACCGACCTATTGATACCGCCCACGCCGGCACAAAAGAAGATCCCATTCCCTTCGTCTACGGGATGGATACGGAGCAGGGCAAGTATTACAGCTCCGGCGGCAAGACCTACCTCTGCAACCTCACCATGACCCCCTGTGTGTGGCCTCCGGAAACTCCGGGCCTGTGGCAGTGGTCGGAGGTGACGGAATAATGGGCCGATATGTCACCCGGAAGCGGGCCCGCTTCAAGTCTATCCTGGGCATCGACGTAAATATCCCGTGGGGGGCCGTCCTGGAGGAGCAGGACGGCCTTCTCTTTTTCCAGGGTGCCCCGGTATGCACCACGACCAGCCAGGATGCCTACGACTTCTTCAGCCAGGACAACGACAGCCAGGGTGAGGTGCGGGGACGCTTGGTCGGTTCCATCATGGCCCGCCTAGAGCGGCGGGACGCCAACTACCAAGCACGCTGGAACAAGGTGTGGGGTGATGCTCTATGCCAGCAGTACCGCCGGCCGGAGCATGAGGATTGGTGGCTTTGGGGGTTCAAATTCTACAATGCCCCCATCTGCGATCTTCAGCACATCGCTGCGCTGGTCGGCGCTGGAAGGGGGTGATTCCGATGATTACAATTAACGTCGGCGACCTTGTGCTGGCCTTTATCGCTGCGCTGGGCATCCCCTCGACCATCATGGGGCTGCTGACGTGGCGGTTGAAGAAACGCATCGAGGCAGCCGAAGAGGAACAGAGCCAGAAGAACAACGGCCAGAAGGAGCTAATTATGATCCTGGTGCAGAGCACCAGGGCCTCAATAGCTCTCGGAGAAGCCACAGCGAAGGCCGTCCAGCGTATTCCCGATGCCCACTGTAACGGGGATATGCATTCGGCCCTGGAGTATGCCACCAGCATCAAACACAAGCAGAAAGAATTTTTAGACCGGCAGGGCATTTCCGCCCTGCTCGATGACTGAAAGGAGAATTTACCATGACTTTTGACATCACCGCTATTATTGAGGCCATCCTTGCCCTTGCGGGCGCGGTCATTACCTGCGTCCTGATCCCTTACATCAAGAGCAAGACCACCACCGAGCAGCAGAAGGAGATCAACGCCTGGGTGAAGATCGCCGTCACTGCCGCCGAGCAGATCTACAAGGGCCAGGGCCGGGGCGAGGAGAAGAAGGAGTATGTACTCGCATGGCTCCGGGAGCACGGCGTCACCGTGGATGACAAGAAGTTGGATGCCATGATTGAGGCCGCGGTATATGAACTCACCAACAACGGGCTGATTGCCATTGAGCAGGGCATCGCCGTGGAGGGGGATAGCCATGACGCCGGTTGAGAAACTTTTGGCAACCGCCCGGGCGGAGATCGGCTACATCGAGAAGAAGTCCAATGCCCAACTCGACGATAAGACGGCCAACGCCGGGGATAAGAACTGGAACAAGTATGCCCGGGACTTGGATGAACTGGGCCGGGTCTACAATGGCAAGAAGAACGGCTACAACTGGTGCGACATCTTCGCTGACTGGTGTTTCATCCACACCTTCGGTTTTGAAGTAGGGATGAAACTGCTGTGCCAGGCGGAGAAGGGGGTGGGGGCCGGATGCACCGGCTCCGCCAACTACTACAAGCAAATGGGCCAGTTCCACACCAAAAACCCCCAGCCCGGTGACCAGATTTTCTTCACCAACGACAGCGGCAAGACGATGTACCACACCGGAATTGTGGAGAAGGTGGCCGGAGGCCGGGTCTACACCATCGAGGGAAACACAAGTTCGCTCCCCGGCGTCGTAGAGAACGGCGGATGTGTCCGGGACAAGAGCTATTCGCTCTCCTATGCCAAAATCGGCGGCTATGGCCGCCCTGACTTTTCTATCGTGGAGGATGATGACGACATGGATCAGACCAAGTTCAACGAGATGTTCAAGACGGCCATGGCTGCCCACCAGCGTGAGCTCATGGACAACGACTGCGGCGAGTGGAGCCGAGAGGCCCGGGAGTGGGCTATTAGCGTGGGCCTGTTTGCTGGCAACGGAACCACCGCCGACGGCCAGCCCAACTATATGTGGGCCAGTCCTCTGACCCGTGAGCAGGCGGCCCAGCTTTTCTATCGGTTTGCCCAGCAACACGGGCTTGTCTGATGGAGTCCGGCAAGAGACTGGCCCCCCGGAAAGGCGGCTTCTCTGCTCTCCTGGAGCGCCTGGGCGTCACCAACTGCCTCGGTTTCTTGCTGGTGTTCCTGTTGCTTCTGGGCCTAGCCGGCGGTTTTATCCTGGCTGTGCTGAGCATCAAGTACCAGTACACCGGCGCCCTGGCTTGCTGGACGGTGGTATTTACCCCAATCGGCACGGCCATCTCCATTGTGCTTGTGCGCATCGTGGATAAATCCAGAGCGGAGAATACTGGCGCAGACGGAGAAGGCATCAAATATGCGGCCGCCAAAGCCTCCAACTTTGTCCAGACCCAGGAGCCGGAAGGCTCAATCGACAGCCCGGCAATCTAAAAAGGACGCCCCCGCCAGCCGAAAGCCAGCGAGGGCGTCCTACATGTTGACATTTTGAGGGAAAACCGCTATACTAAAGATAACGAGGGCGCCGCCGGTAGACGGTCAACCCCCTGTTAGGACTTTGAAGTGATCGCCGTACTTGTCAGGGTGCCGGCGGTCACTTCTTTTTGTTGGCCATCAGAAAGAGGCCGATAATACCCACGACTAAAATGCCGGTCTGAATGAGATCGGAATAAGTAACCATTGGGCAGCCCCCCTTTCACGAAGATCAGGGGACAAAGAAGCTGCCCCCCGTTATGGGGGCCGACCGCCTACCGTATATCGGCAGCGCCACGGTCAGAATACCACGAATTCCCCCAAAAAGCAAGGCTCGCTTTCTTGGACACTCTGAACAAAGGCCACCGGATGATTTTGTGTATCATTTCGGTGGCCTTTCTTCTTGACTTATAAACCAATGGCGGTTTATAATTAGGGCACAAGGCAAGGGAAACGCCTGAAGGATAAAACAGAATGCGACAGTGAAAGCCGGGCCGGAAGCGGACACAGCTCCGGGGATGGCCGGCAGGCGGTAACGGCTGCGAAAGGTAACCTTCAGGCCCCCGGGCCTTGGACAGAAAACTTGAGTGCCGCCCGGAGGAAAAGAAAATGAAAATCTATGTCCGCGACTTTAACTGCAAGAAGAAATACTTTGACACCCTGAATGACGCGGTAAAATTCATCCGCAGATACAGTAAGCCCAACGGCAAGGGGTACACACTCTGGGTCGAGGATAGCACCGGAGTTCACAGGGTCGGATTTTTCCGCAAGGACGGCAAAAAATTAGTAAAGACCGGCTGGAGGCAATAAACCACCCCCGCCCCGGAGGTACGAAGGCAGAAGGAGGAAAACCATGGTAGCCTATTACGAGAACGAAGCCGCCGTTGACACCGCTCTGAAGAAGGCGAAGACGCCAGAGGAAGTTCTGAAGATTGCCCACGACCTGGAACAGCGTGAGGCGCCACACCACTGGATACAAAAGGCCATGTCCGTTTACTGCTCTATGTTCTGACCCAAACACCTCAACACCCGCCCCGGAGGTCACGAGGGCAGAAAGGAACACACTATGAAAAAGACCTACATCGTGCATAAGTGCCTTGACCCTATGGCCGTCCGGGGCCTCTGCATTCATCAGAACTGGTACACCAGAGGCACCACCGCGGAATATGAGAAGATGCTTCAAAGCCTCTTGGACGAGCACCACATGAGCCGGGACAACATCACTGACCAGGACATTATCGCCTTGGCGGAGGACATCGCAGAGCACAGCGACCTGGAAGACCTGGAGCCGGAAGCCGATGCCGTGGCCTGTATCGCTTTCGAGCTGGCCCGGCTGGTAACTACCATTTTTGAAGCGGTTTGACAGACACCCGCCCCGGAGGTTACGAGGGTAAGGAGGAGAACACCATGGATTACAGCTTGTATCTGTCCCAGGAATACATCTTGGAAAGCGGAAAAGTTAAATGTACTACCCTAACGGCAGCGGAAGCCGAGGCCATGGGCTACGAGGATGGCTTCAAGGGGCACAGCAAAAATGGAAACATCATATATGTTGATGGATTCGACACAATGCAGGCCATCCAGAACCATATTGAAAGCCTGCATGGCGTGATTTAAGAGAGGGCGGAGAAGCACCATGCTGGATAAGAACGGCGTCGAAATTAAGTCCGGTGACATCGTGGAGATCACCGGGGCCTTCTTCAAGAACGACAACGGCCTCTACTTCGTGGAGAGTTCCCCGGGAGATCCCTTCTGGAGTGGTAGGGATTACTGCTTGAAAAGGATTACAAAGAAGGGCAAAATCAGTAAATCCAAGGATAATATCTGTTTCTGGCCCATTGGTATATTCGTAAGCGACCGTGCCAAGGGGGCGCAAGCCAGACGATGGAACAAGGAACATGCCGCCATAGAGGTCAAAGCAGCCTTCTGGAATATAGAAGATGTTGCAGCCTTTTTCCAAGGGAAAGCTGACGAGCTGACCGAGCAGATCATCAGGGACTCCCGCCGCTGGGGAGAAAATGATTTGCTTATTCAGAGCCTAAAAGATGCCAGAGCGCATTATGAGGCCGTGGTTCGGCATATAGAGGAGGAACACCATGAGTGAGAAAATCACGCGCACCTGCCCCATCTGCGGGCAGCAGTACACAGAGCCCCCAGCGCTTTCCCGCCGGGACAACAAGACGGACATCTGCCCGACCTGCGGGATGATGGAGGCCCTGGCGGCCATGCCCCGGCGTGAGGGGCCGGCCGAGCTGACGAGGCGGGCCGTTTATGCCACAGGAAACAAGTGGGCCATTGAGAACTTCAAAGCCACGCACGACTGATCGGAGGGAGAATTCATGTCAATAGGACGCCAAGACTATGAGGAGCGCAGAGAGGCCCGAGCCGACCGCCTGGAGGAGCGGGCTCGGAAGGCCGCCGGGAAGGCTGCCGACGCCTTCTGCCGCTCCGAGGACGCCGTGAGGGGCATTCCAGCGGGGCAGCCCATCCTTCCCGGAGCCCGAGGAATCCCCCAGCGGAAGGCACAGGAGCGTTCCTGGAGCCTCATGGGGAAAAGCGTGGAGAATGACCAAAAAGCCGCTTACCTCCAAGGTCGGGCAGACGCCACCCGGGGTAACACCGCTATCAGCAGCGACGATCCGGAGGCCGTGGAAAAGCTGGAGGCAAAGCTAAAGGCCCTGCAGGACGCCCAAGAGAGGGACAAGGCCCTGAACGCCTACTATCGGAAGCATAAGACCGTCAAGGGCTTTCCGGGGATCAGCGATGCCCAAGCTGCCAAAGTAGACGCCAGACTGGCCGAGCTGCGAGAGGCGTTGCGCCGCCCCGCCCCCGCCTTTCAACTATCAAACCGGAACGCCGAAATCAACCGGCTGAAAAAACGCCTTCAGCAGCTCCAGGCAGTGGACGAGATGGAGCACATCGAGATTTCCTTCCCCGGGGGGCTCCTGACTACCAATGAGGAAATCAACCGGGTGCAGATCATCTTTGATGACACCCCAGATGAGGCCACACGGGCGAAGCTGAAAGCCAATGGGTTCCGCTGGGCCCCCAGTGAGGGAGCGTGGCAGACGCAGCGGACGCCGGCGGCCCTGGCCCGCGCAAAGTGGCTGCTCGGTATTACAGAGGAAGGGGGAAACTGAATGCCTATCGAGAGATTGAAGTATGAAACCATCCACCTGAAGGACGGGCGGAACGCCGTGTTGAGCACGGCCCGCCTCCCCTCCGGGGAATATGAAACCATGCTGCTGGGCCAGGACGGAGACGAGATTGTGTCGGCAAAGTCCGCCGGCGAGGAAGAGGCCCTGGCAACCTTCCAGTATTTCAAGATGGTATATTCGGCCCCGGTTCTGACGGGCCGATACAAGAAGCTGTCCGAAGACCTGAAGGCCGCCTTTGCCTATGGCCGGGAGCACCAAGGGACGGACGATGGAGGCACCAGTAACTTCGACGCCCCGACCATCCACCTCCGGGGATGGAGCCGGAAGATGGTCGAGGCCGCCGCTGCGGCCGCCGGCGGGAGCTGCTCATTCTGGAACCTCTGCGGCAGTTATATCTTCCCTGTCCCTGGAACGGGGCAAGGAAACACCCGGACGGCCGCAGCAGAGGCGGCCGGTGATTACCTGAAGGAACTCGGCTATGATACCGGAATGTACTATCAGATGGATTGAGGAGATGCCACCATGACAGAACGTGAACGTCTGCTGGAAAAGCTGATGAAAGTGAAAGCCCTCGCCGACCGCGGCGAGGGCGGAGAGCGGGAGAGCGCCGAGCGCACCCTAGCCGCTTTGATGGAGCGGTATGGCATCACCGAGGCCGACCTGGAGGACAACCAGGTTTCCACCCACTGGATCAGATACAAAACGGTATGGGAGAAGAAGCTCCTCCACCAACTGGCCTATATGTATCTGGGAGAAGGGAACTCCTTTGGCTGTGTTGGAACTTACACAGGGCGCAGCCGAAAGAAGGTCGGGATCAAATGCACTCCGGCGCAGTACATCGAGATTGAGGCAGATTTTGCTTTCTACTCTGCGGCCATGGAGGAAGAAATGGGCATTTTCTACTCGGCATTCCTTCAGAAAAACAATCTGTTCCCTCCCCCGGAGCTTGCCAGGGAGAACACCGAAGAGGAAATCGCAGAGGCTATGGACTTGGAGCGCCTCGCTAAAATCAGCGCCATGATGGACGGAATAGAGCAACACACCCGCCACAAGGCTATCGAAAGCCACCAATGAAAGGAGAAGTTGAACATGGATATGTTGAGAGATCGGATCGCCGGCGCCCTCTACGGGGTAGCCGTAGGGGATGCCCTGGGCGGGCCCCTGGAGTTTATGAGCGCAGCAGAAATCAACCGTCAACATGGGTGGGTTTCCACCATGCTGGGCGGTGGTTGGTTGGGTCTGCGCCCTGGTGAGACCACAGACGACACCGCCATGACACTAGCCGTGGCTGAAGGAATTATGGAGCGCCCAGAGGCCCCAATCCAGGACATCGGCCGCCGGTTTATCCGGTGGGCAGAAAGTGGCCCAAAGGACATCGGTGGAGCCTGTGCATGGAGCATCAGGAATGCAAAACGGATTGGAGGCGGGGCGCCGACCACCGAAGACTGGGAAAATGCCGCAGCGGCATACCAGTTACAGGTCGCCGCTCCTGTCGAGGGAAACGGAGCTCTCATGCGAACGATTTACCCCGCTTTGTACTATCCCAATCACTCAAAGGCCGAGTATTGGGCCATGAAAATCGCTAGAATGACCCACGCCGGCCTCCGTTCTACCGAGGCTTGCATTTTATATTCCCGCATGGTAAACTTAATAACAGCATCGAAAAGTCAACAGCAGGCCTCCCGGGAATTTCTGAAGGAACACTGCGAAGCCGTCAAGGAATATCGGGACGCAGCCTCCGGAAAAGAAGTTGCTCCCGCTGGCGGCGGTTGGGTTGTGGACAGTATGAGGATCGCCGTCGGTAGCACGGCGAATACATCATCTTTCCGGGAAGCCGTCACCATGGCCGTGAACCTCGGCGGAGACGCCGACACCAATGGAGCCATCACCGGAGGCCTGGCCGGCGCCCTGTACGGTTTTCAGACCATCCCCAAGGAATGGGTATCCGCTCTATCCACGCACGATAGGGAGCGCCTGGACGCCGCTGTGGACGCTGCGATGGAGAGCCGAATGACTAAATAGGGAGGGAAAATAATGGCTGGATATGGGCGCCCACTGAAGGGAAAGAGCCGCCGAGTTCCTATTACTGTGCATTCCACTATCGGGGTGCTGGATGCCATTGATGACTATGTGGAGGAGCGCGACAGCCAGGAGCAACGTGCCTATTCCAGATCTGACTTCTTCAATGAAGCTGCTCTGCTCTATTTGAAGCAGCTCGGCCGGGAAGTTGAGGGAGAAGAAATCCCTGACCGTAACAGAAGCGTAACAGAAAAAAGTGAAGCCACAGAGGAATGAGAGAATACAGATAATATCCCCTGTGAAAACAGTGAAAAATGGCCTATATCGCCTAAAGCAACACTTCCGAAAAAGAATGGGAATAAGAGATTTTAGCCCCGGAGCCCTTGTAAATCAAGGGCTCCGGGGCTTTTTTGCGCCAAAAGCGTAACAGAATCGTAACACATTTATGGAACCGGGCCTTTTTTGGCCTCTTCCAGCTCCAGCGCCTCGGCAATCGAGAGCGGTGCCGGAGCCGCGGCATCCACCCTTCTGGCAGGGGCATGGCGCTCCAAGTCTTGCACCAGTGACTCCATCTTATCCGGGTAGAGGTGGGTATAGGTCGCCATCGCCACTTCCACTGTGTCCCCCAGGCGCTCGGCAACGGCCACAATGGAATATCCAAGCTCCACCAGCAGGGCGGCGTGGCTGTGACGCAGATCATGGATGCGGATGCGCTGCACCCCTGCGGCCGCCGCGGCACGGTCGAGCTCCCGATTGAGGGTGCCGTGACCAAAGTAGAATATGCGCTCGTCTGGCCCAATTTCATAGAGGGCGCCGATGTACTGCTGCACCTCGTCATATAGGAAAGCCGGCATGGCGAGATCGCGGACGCTGTTGTCAGTTTTAGTGGGGCCCGGATCGTCCTCCCCGTTTCTGCGGTGGTGCGTCTTGACGATGTGCGCCACCTTCGACGGCCGGATGTCTGCCGGCGTCAATGCCAGGCACTCGCCCACACGGAGGCCGAGCCAATACATGAGCTGGAAAGCCACCCGGAAAGCAGGCTTTTTCACCTCCGCCAGAGCGGCCTCAAATTCCGCCAGCGTCCAGAATTTCATGCGGCCCGCCTTCTTCTTCCCCATGAAGCCAGCCGGCAAGCATGGGTTCTGCCGCAGGCCATAGTACATGACGGCATAGTTCATAATGGCAGAAAGCCGGCTGTTGATGGAACGGAGGTATGTGGGGGCATAGGGCTTTCCGGTCTTCGGGTTTGTCTTGGAGAGCAATTCATTCTGCCATTTTCGGATTGTAACGGCGTCGATTTTATCGACCGGGAGCTGGCCGAAATACGGAAGCAGCCACCTGTTGATGATGTTGTCCTGGGCTCCCCGGGTCGTGTCCCGGACGCGGTGATCCGCGTCCTCCTGGTATAGCTCCACCAGAGATGCAAAGGACATGTCGCAGCTCTGACTATTTTTTAGCAGGAACTGCCGCTCATATTCCTGCGCTTCCCGGCGCAGCGCAAAGCCCTCCTTCTTCTTCAGACGTCGGGCCCCTGTCCAGTCAGTATAGCGGAAGGCTGCATACCATTTGATTTTCCCGTCCTTTGTTTTATAGGATTTTACAGACATACTGCGCCCCCAAAACAGAGGCCCTGGCCCGACACGGCCAGGGCCTTCTTTCACTCTTCATCGGCCTTCTCGTCACCCGCAGCGCCTTCCACTTCACCTTTCCCGCGTTTCCGGTTGGCATCAGTGAGCTGGAGCATGTCTATATATTCAAGCAGCCGCCGGCGGGATTTCGTGGAAAGACTGATATACTGGCGAGCGATAGACAGCGCCTCTGGGTGGGTAGAGCAAATTACCAGGGCCTTCCGATCCTCTTCAGATAGGTTCCCGGCACTGCCCAGCAGTGCGGCGATATGGGGTGCGGAATAGGTTGTCCCCCTTTTCCTTTCATCGGACAGGCCGAGGATATAGTCAACAGATACGTCAAAAATGAGAGCAAGCATCCGAAGCGTACCTTCAGACAAGCCGCTCTTTTCATTTTCGTACTTGGAAATGACAGCCGGCTTTACTCCGAGCCGGGATGCGAGTTCGCGTTGAGACATATCGGCCTCTTCTCGCAGCGCACGAATACGGTTCATAGTTACTGCACCTCCGTTGGTATTTTACTATTTCCACCACGGAAATACAAGGACTATTTTTCCACGGCGGAAAATTTCTATTTACCTCTTGACTTTCTAAAATGGAAACATTAGAATATTGATTGTAAAAAGTTCCTCAACGGAAAACAAGGGAGGTGAACACCATGAAAAACAGACTGCAAGAGCTCCGCATAAAGCACGGGGAAACCCAGCAGCAGCTCGCGGCAATCATGGGCATCAAAACCGCCGGCTATTGCAAAAAGGAGCTGGGCTACAACTCCGTCACACTGGCAGAGGCGTATGCGGTGGCTACCCACTGGGGGCTCTCCATTGAGGAAGTTTTTTTTGCTGACAGTGTTTCCGAAAAAGAAAGTATTTCGGCCTGTTGACAAAAGTTTACCATCAGGAAGGAGTGAAATATATGCCCAAAAGTGCCACGAAAGCCGCCCAAAACGTGTTCTACCTCGCACGGATGGAGGCGGCGACGTGCAACGACCGGCTGGCAAGCCGCGAGGGGGCATCTGAAGAGATTGGCATTGACCGCACACGCCTGGCCCGAATCGAGCTTGGAAGCCTGACGCCGTATCCGGAAGAGGTGCTTCTTATGGCCGAGGCATACGGCGCCCCCCAGCTCACCAATCACTATTGTTCCACCTGTTGCCCTCTTGGGAAAGAAACCATCCCGCCATGTGAGCTCCTCCAGATCGACCGTCTCACTGTTCAAGTGCTGGATGCCATGCGCGGAGCCTCCTTCATTCAAGGAGCGATCCTGGACGTGGCCGGGGACGGGAAGGTGACGGCAGAAGAGATTCCCAAGCTGGAACGTGTCCGCGCCAGCCTGGAGGAGATGGAGAAAGCCTCAATGGCGCTCCGCATCTGGATCGAGAAGTACATCAAATAGGAGGCACCTATGGAAGACGAAAGAAAGGAGAAGCAGCCCTCCAGATTTGTGAAGGTACAAGATGTAATGAGCATCTGCGATTGTAGCGAGAGCCATGCCTACCGGATTATGAAGCAGCTCAACGATGAGCTGAAGAAAAAGGGCTTCATTACAACGGCGGGCCGGGTGCCCAAAGGTTACTTCATGGAGCGGTTGCACATAGCCGATGCGATATTTTAAGAAAACAGCCGTTGGGGTGCTGGCCTTGGTTCTGCTCTCCGGCTTGGCCTGGAAACTGGAGCAACGTGCCAGCCAGTCGGCCGCCGATGCCGCACCTGTAACAGAGGCCTCGGTTCCCCCGGTGGAAGTGATAGCTGTTGACCTTCTCTATCGGGAGGCCAGCCAGGAGCCAGACCCGGAGCCAACACCGGCCATCCCAATATACGACATTCCCCTCTCCGCCGAGCTCCAGACGTACACCTACCAGCGGTGCGAGGCCATGGGCCTGGTGGCCCCTGGGGTGGATTACCAGACCGTCCTCGCCCTGATGTCCAAGGAGAGCGGCTACACCGCTGACGCGGTGAGCGGCACCGGAGACTACGGGATTATGCAGATCAACACCGTCAACCATGAATGGCTCCGGGAGGAACTTGGGATCACCGACTTTCTGGACGCAGAACAGAGCATCGACGCCGGCACGGAAATGCTGGCCCGCCTTTCCGAGAAGTACAGCGACCCCAACAAAGTGCTTATGGCCTACAACATGGGCGAGGGCGGCGCCGCGAAGCTCTGGGCACAGGGCATCACTAGCAGCGAGTACAGCCGGGACATCATGGCCCGGCGGGCCGAAATTTTGGAAAGCGTAGGTGAAGATCCGTGAACCCGATCCGCGCCGCCAGAAAGGCAAGCGGGCTCTCCCGGCGAAGGTTATCCGAGCTGACTGGAATACATGACCGGCAACTTTCAGACTATGAGCGCGGCCGCTACCGTCCGACTGGAGAACGTCTGGAGAAGTTGGCCCGGGTGCTCAATGTTGAGCCTTGTGCCATTGGCAGTCTGTTCCGGCGCAGCACCAACAGGGCGCACAGGACATATCGGGAAATCCCCACTGAAATCAGGGAGAAGGAGATTTTACAACTGGAGGGCCTGGCCCGCAACATCATCCGCTGGCATTCGGCGGCCGTTAGAGCGTCCGGCATTGACCGGGAAGACTTGCTCCAGGATTTGATGGTTGGCGCTATCATGGCCGTGGACGCATTCAACCCTTCTGTCAGCTCCAATCTGGAGGGATACGCTTACAGAACCATGACCTTTCACCTATATCGAAGCGTCCGAAATAGCACCGTCAAGGGAATTGCAGATGTTCCGGCTGGGATAAACCCACGCATTTGTTCCTATGAAGCACTAACAGAGGCCGGCGTTCAGATCGCCGGATAGAAGGGAGAGTTTATGTCAGTTTACAAAGAGTGCCCTTATTGCGGTGCCCACCTCGACCCCGGGGAGCGGTGCGACTGCAAGGAGGCAGAAGAGCGGCAGAATGCCGCCGGAAAGGAAAAGGAGGTTAAATCGGCATGACGAACATTATCAAGGTCAAGTTCTTCAGAGGAAGCATCCCCGCCGGCCGGGAGTACACCTACTACACTCCGGAACCTGTGATGGTAGGCGATGTGGTCGATGTGGAAACCAAGATGGGCACCGCCCGTGCCATGGTAAGCCAGGTGGATGTCCCGGAATCCGAGATTGCTCCCTTCAAGTCCAGAGCCAAGAGCATCATCGGGAAGAGCAGCCTCCAGTGCGAGGGTTGTGACGAGTTCACTCCCATCGGTGAGGGCGACCACATCTGCGGAGCTGACCCCACCAGAATGCCTGTGTCCGACTATGCACCGACCGAGGATTACTTCTGGTGTAAAGGGGCCCATTTCGTGGAGAGGTGACGCATGAAGAGAAAGCTCTATCTCGGGCGCAGCGCCATTCTGGGGCTCCGCTTCGGGGCGTTTCTGCTGGGCATCGTAGCTGCCCTGGCTCTTGCCTATATTGGAATCCACACCTACCAGGCCCGCACAGGGCTCCCGGGAGGGGAACTCACCATCGCGCCGGCTTTTGCCCTGTTCTTCTATGTCGGCTGGACAGCGAAAGAAGGCAGTCTCCGGCGGAGAGCAGCCAAGCGCAGGGCGCAAAAAAAGACCGCCTCCGAAGAGGACGGCCTTCACGACACCAACAATATATCAGAGATTACCTCCAAATGTCAACCAAAGGAGTGTGTCAAATGAGGATCAATACCCTTCATATCGAAAACTTCCAGGGCATTCGTGATGCAACTTTCGACCTGGGAGGCCACAGCGCCAGCATTTATGGGGACAACGGGACGGGAAAGACCACTGTGTTCAATGCTATTACTTGGCTGCTCTTCGACCGGGCCAGCACCGGCGCCAAGAACTTCACCCCCAAGACCAGAGGGCCGGGTGGCGACCTTCACCACCTGGAGCACATGGCAGAGGCACAGTTCGTCTTGGACGACGGCCGCCTCGTCCAGCTCCGCAAGGTCTTCCATGAGAACTACAAGAAGAAACGCGGCGCGGCCACGGCCGAGTTTGACGGCCACAGCATCGACTTCTACATTGACGGCGTCCCCGTCAAGGAAAAGGAGTACACGGCCACCCTTCAGGCGCTCTGCGGCGGGGCCGAGAAGATGAAGATGCTCACCATGCCCAACTACTTCCCCGAGGAAATGGCCTGGGACGCCCGCCGGAAAATCCTCCTGGAAGTCTGCGGCGATGTTACCGACGGCGATGTGATTGCCGGCCACCCGGAGCTGGAGGAGCTGGACACCTATCTGCTCATGCCCGGCACCACGCGCCAGTTCTACTCGGTGGAAGAGTACAGGAAGGTTGCCGCGGCCCAGAAGACTGCTATCAATAAACAGCTCCAGGAAATCCCCGGCCGGATCGACGAGGCCCAGAGGGCCATCCCGGAGGTTGACGCCTCCCCCGAGGAGATCGCCGCGGAGCTGGAGCGCCTGGAGGCCCAGAGCCAGCAGATCACCCAGCGGAAGGCGACCATTCTCGCCGGCAACACCGCCACCGCGGAGGCCCAGAAGAGGACGGCCGAGGCCGACGCAAAGGTGGCAGAGGCCAGAGCTGCCTATATCACCAACGCCTCCACCGTCAACGCCGGCACCAACGCCGCCATTGGTGAGGTGCAGCGCCAAATCGTGGCCGTCCGCAGCCGGCTCAATGCGGCCACGGCCGAAGCGGAGCGACAGGAGGCCCTCGCTGAACGCATGGCGGCCCGCCGTAAGGAGCTCCTGGAGGAGTATAGCCGGATTCAGGCCGAATATTGGGATGAAGGGGAGGCCATCTGCCCTACCTGCCACCAGGCGCTTCCCGCCGATCAGGTGGAGGATATGCGCCAGCAGTTCAACATTCGGAAGAGCAACCGCCTCCAGGCCATCAACGAAAAGGGCCAGAAGGAGGCCAGCAAGGACATGATCGCGGCAGCCCAGCAGGCCGCCGGGGCCGAGCACCAGAAGGCGGAGGCGGCCGAGGTGGAGCTGAAGGGGCTGGAACAGCAGCTATCTACCCTCCAGGGAAAGCTCGCCCAGACGCCGCCCTTTGAGACCACCCAGGAATACCACGACCTGATGGAATATGCGGCCAAATGCCGGGCCGAAGAGGCAGAGGCAGGCATGGACACCTCTGCCGCCCTGGAGGGCGTGAATAACGAGCTGGAGGCCGTGCAGAGCCGGGCCCGGGAGCTTCAGCGGAAGCGCAGCTTCTTGGCACAGGCCGAGACCCAGCGGAAGCGGATCGCCGAACTGGAGGCCAAGGAAAAAGACCTGTCCTGCCAGTATGAGGAGCTGGAGAAGGGCCTCTATCTGTGCGACCTCTTCATCAAGGCCAAGGTGGATATGCTGACCGAGCGAATCAACAGCAAGTTTAAGTCCGTCCGCTTCCGGCTTTTCCAGGAACAGGTGAACGGGGGCGTCAAGGACGATTGCGAAGTCCTGGTGCCCACAGCGGAAGGCGTCCTGGTGCCCTACACCTTCGCCAACAACGCCGCCCGCATCAATGCCGGCCTGGAGATCATCGGTGCCCTTTCTGCCCATTGGGGGCTGACGATGCCGGTCTTCATCGACAACGCCGAGAGCATCACCCACATTACCTCGCTGCCGTCCCAAGTCGTGCGCCTGGTGGTATCCGAGGCAGACAGCCGGCTCCGCTTGGAGGTAGATGCGGCGGAAACCGTCGGCGCTGCCTAATTGAGCACAAGCCCACATTTTCATAATTTGAGGAGGAAATCAGCATGGCAACCAATGAGACCAACACCGGAACCCTTCAGCCCAAGACCGACCAGGCCGTGGCGCCTCGTGGGAGCAACAGTGAGCGGTTCACCGCCAAGGTGATGAAGGAGTTCGGCAGCTCCGCCGGCGTCCCCCAGGTGACGGACTTCCAGCGGCAGCTTATCCAGGGTTACTTCATCAGCATTGACCGGGCCCTGAAGGCTGCGGAGGAGGAGCGCCTTCGTAAGAACGCCAACAACAAAGACCACAAGTACGACAACGACCTCCCCGTGACCTGGGAGAATGTGAACCTCACCGACCTTGCCCTCGATGTCGTCCACTACGCCCGGATGGGGCTGGATATGATGCAGGACAACCACCTTTTCCCCATCCCCTACAAGAATAACAAGGCCCAGAGGTACGATGTCACCCTCATGCCCGGCTATAACGGAATCCGGTATATCGCGGAGAAGTACGCCCTGGAGCCCCCCCTGGCCGTCACCGTGGAGCTGGTCTATTCTACGGACACCTTCGAGCCTATCAAGAAGGACGCCGCAAACCAGGTGGAGAGCTATCGGTTCATCATCAACCAGCCCTTCGACCGGGGTGCCGTGGTGGGTGGCTTCGGCTACATCGAGTACACAGACCCCCAGAAGAATGAGCTGGTCATTATGACGCTGCACGACATTGAGAAGCGCAAGCCGGCCTATGCCTCCCCCAACTTCTGGGGCGGCACCCAGAAGGTCTGGGAGAACGGGAAGCAGGTGGAGAAGCAGTCCGAGGGCTGGTTCGAGGAAATGTGCATTAAGACCATCAAACGTGAGATTTACAGCGCCAAGCACATTCCCCGCGACCCCAAGAAGATCGACGATGCCTATCAGTACATGAAAATGCGGGAGGCCCGGTTCGCAGAGATGGAGGCCCAGGCGGAGATCGACGCCAACGCCAACGGGGTGGTCATCGACACCACGCCCGCCTTCCCCTCGGAGCCGGCGGCGCTTACCGAAGGTGGAGGGGCCCATGCCATCCAGACAGATCCGAGAACCGGGGAGGTTAAAGAGCCTGTTCCCGCTGCCGGAGCCCCCCAGACCGAGGGGCAGCAGACCACGCTCGGAGGCCCTGATTTCTGATGGAGGTTAAGGTTCTCGCGTCCGGCAGCAGCGGAAATGCTTACCGCATAAGTGACGGAGAAACAGCCCTGCTGCTGGACGCGGGGATTCCCCTGAAGGCCATACAGGCCGGCCTCGGATTCAGAGTGCGGGACATCATGGGCTGCTTCGTCACACACGCGCACAAAGACCACAGCAAGGCTGCCAAAGACCTGGCCCGGCTGGGGGTAGACATCTACACCAGTAAGGGCACCGCGGACGCCTGCGGCCTCACGGGCCACCGCATAAAGGTCGTGCGGGCCCTGGAGGAGCTGGTGGTCGGCACCTTTAGGGTGCTTCCCTTCGATGTCCAGCACGACGCACCGGAGCCCCTGGGCTTCCTTTTCGCCAGCATGGTCACCGGGGAGAAGCTGCTCTACTTTACCGATACCTACTACCTCAAGTACAGGTTCCGGGGGCTCACCCACATCATGGCGGAGTGCAACTACTCCGAGGAGGGAATCAGGAACAGCATTGCGGCCGGCTATGTCCCCGTCGAGCTGGTGCCGCGCCTGATGAAGAGCCACATGAGCCTGGAGCACCTGGTGGATATGCTCCGAGCCAATGACCTGGGGAGACTGCGGCAAATATATCTGATCCACCTGAGCCAGAACAACAGCAACGCCCAGCAAATGAAAGAGGAGATACAGCGGCAGACGGGGGCGGAGGTGTACGTCTGCTGACTGGAGGAGGTGAGCAACAATGGCATGGATCGAATCACATCAAGAGCTCTGGAGGCACCCAAAGACGAAGAAACTCGCCCGCCTCCTCCAAATATCCATCCCGACCGCTGTTGGACACCTTCACGGTCTGTGGTATTGGGCCATGGATTTCGCCCAGGATGGAGACCTGTCTTCCTATGACGCCGAGGACATTGCTGACGCTGTAATGTGGGAAGGCGATGCGAAAAAATTCCTGGATGCGCTGGTAGAGGCCAGATATGCCGACGCCACCGAGCACGGCATCGTGATCCACGATTGGTACGATTACGCTGGCGGCCTACTGGAGAGCAAGGCCCGTAAGCGGGAGCAATCCAGAATTCGCGTCCAGGAGTACCGCAGGCGGAAAAAGGAAGCAGCCGCCCATGAGGGAGAGGCCGATCCCTCCGGGCAGGATGAGCCTCCGCAGGGCCAAGGCCAGCCCGGTGAGAACAGGGCGCCTCCCGTTCCTTTCGCCAAGATCATGGAAGCCTATAACACCATCTGCACCAGCTTCAGCAAAATCGTGTCTATCGACGGAAAGCGCCGGGACGCAGTTCGGGCCCGGTGGGGGGCTTACCCAAACCTGGAAACCTTCTTGGAGGTATTCAAAAAAGCCGAGGCAAGCGACTTTATGAAAGGTGCAAATGATAGAAACTGGATTGCAGATTTTGACTGGATGATGAAGGCCACCAATATGCAGAAAATCCTGGAAGGGAAATACGAGAACGGGAGGATGACCAATGGAACAGGTAGCAAGCATTCTGGGAGCGGCCCTGGAAGGGCGCCAGCCCCTCCGCCGGCCGGCACCAACGCCATCGGCGGATTCCACGTTGCCGAAGAATGAGCGGCCAGATCCTGCGTGTACCGTCCGATCCGACGTGGCAAAAGAGCAGGGCTATATCTATAACATGGAGCCTCCGGAGCCGGAAACGTGCCAGTTTTGTGGGAAAGTTCTCTATCACTACGGCGCTATTTTCCCAGGCCAAAAGCGCGTGTTCAGTTGGTTTTCCGAGGCCGAGCGGTGCGATTGCCAAGGTGCGCAGGAATACTGGGCCCGGGTAGAGGAAGAGAGAAGGGCCCAGGAAGCCGAGGAGAAGAAGCGCATACAGCAAGAGCTTATCCGCCGCCGGGTCGCAAAACTGCTGGCAGACAGCGGCATGGGGGGCAGATTTCAGACCCGCACCTTTGAGCGGTTCACTGTGAATGACGAAAACCGCCGGGCCTACAATGCTGCCAAGCGATATGCAGACAGCTTTTCCCTTATGATACCCCACAAAGACGATACCGGCCGCATAACACCGCCCCAAAAGGAGCGCAACGGCCTCTTCATCAGCGGCACGAAGGGCACCGGAAAGACCCACCTAGCGGCCGCGATTGCCAATCAGCTTATCCAGGGCGGGGTTCCCGTTATCTGTATGACGATGATTGACCTCCTCTCCCGAATCAAAGAAACCTTTGAAGGGGGAAAAGGCACTTCCGAGGCTGAAATCTTGCGGATTTACAAGGATGTTCCCCTTCTTATTATTGACGACATTGGCACCGAACAGCCGACCGAATGGGGTCTTGCCAAAATTTACACTATCATCAATGCGAGATACGAGGGCTATATGCCCACCATCATCACCACCAATTACTCCGGCGACGAGCTGATCCGGCGCATGACGCCGGCCACCGACGACGGGTACACAGCCGCCAAAACTATCGACCGCCTCCGGGAAATGTGCGCCGGCATCGAAATGACCTGGGAGAGCTGGCGGCTTCGCTGAAGGAGGAGCACATGAAAAAGAGAAATTGTAGAAAGACCGAGGAGGAAAAAGCTGTGCATGATAGGGCTGTCAGTATTCGGAAAATGACCGATGCCCAAATCTGCGAGTTTATCGACCACACCTACCAGCGCGGGGTTGCCGAGGGCGCGGAGCTGGCCGCCAGCTCCAGTACCCAAGCTGCTGCTGATGGCGGCGCTTCAGCAAGAAAGTTTATCACCTTCCTGGAAGGGCGGGTCGGCTCTGGAAACCGCATCGGCAAGGGCACTATCCTCTATTTGAGCCGGGAGCTGGAGGCCGCCCAGGCCGCTGGCCTCTTTTCGGAGGCAGCCCAATGAGAAGCCGGTGGAATACATACGCCAACCGAGGGCGCCCCTTTGAAGAGCTGCTGAAGCTGGCAAGTTCCAGATACCAGGCCGCCGGCCAGGGCGTTGTCCGCAAGGTGCCGACCGAATTTCTCCCCATTCGGGACGCCCGCGGGGAGGTCGTGAGTTGCAAGGTTGAAGAGAAGAGCTGCGTCGATTTCCTGGGTAGGTTTTACAATATCCCGGTCGCAGTGGAGGCCAAGCACACCGACGACCGCCGGATTCGCTTTGATCGGGTGGAGCCACACCAAGCGGAATATATGGATGCCTGGTGCAAAAGCCCGGGATCTGTTGGCCTGGTGGCCGTCAGCTTCGGCATGAAGCGGTTCTTCGTCGTTCCGTGGAAGTTCTGGGAAGCGGCCCGGAGCGCATGGGCCGCCGGCGGCCCCCGGGGGGCATCTGTCCCCGTGAAGGGATATGGATGGTTCTGGGACACACCTGGGAAAGCAAGCGTTTCCCCGGAGGAGCTTCTCCCAGATTGGGAAATTAGTGCGGGCGGACGGTATGCCCTCCCTTACTTGGACATTATCGAGCGTATGGCAAAGGGGGCGCAGCATGGAACGGAATGACAAAATTCTGGACAGTTTTGGGTGGCGCTGCATTAGGGCCAATGCAGCTGTGCCGCTGATTTGTATTTATTCCAGCCCGACGGATTATCCCGGGAAATATGTGGCCCGCCTCTGGGATATGATGCGCCCAACGAACCTGGTCACTGTGTCCGACAGCCTGGAGGGCATCCGCCAGACAATTCCGGATGGTATGATGCTCTGTCCTCGATACCCCAACGATGATAACTGTATTGTAGAAACTTGGATTTGATGGGGGTGGCAAACCGTGCGCTGTAAAATTTTCAACTGCGATAAGCGCCATGGGCATTACTGCTGTGCCGAGTGCCCTCGCCGGAGCAGATGTAAAAATCCGTGTCAGAACAGCCCTGGAAACTGCGGCCAAGCCCGACCAGAGACAGTGCATGAACTGATGAAGGAGCATGGAATCCGAAGGGTTGACCTGAAAGAAGCCATTTCCATCATCAATAAGAGAAAGCCGGTGGGCCTTTTCTTTTCCGGGTCGTTCAGAGAGGGATATACCGGCATCGACAACCGCACCGGAGACGCCTGGACGGAGGAGTTTCAATGCCTTCATTCTTGCGTCGAGTGGTTGATTGGGAAGGCGCCAAGGGAGGAATACGGGCCGTGAAGACGTATATCTGCCCTGTTTGCCATAATGAGGAGCACCTTCCTGGAGCCCGCTTCTGCATGGTGTGCGGCGCTGCCTTTCCCCTTGCGGAACAGCCGCCTCCTCCTGGGCCGTGCAGTCTGTGCGATTATGGCGGTACGCATCTTGACGCCCCGCCCTGTTCCAACTGCCCGGCGACCAGGAGCGGTAGGAAGGGGGTGTGAGCGCCGTGAGCGACCATGAGATATTCACGATACCGGCCCGCCGGTGCAAACGGTGTGGAGGCCTCCTGACAAGCGCCCAGGCCCTTCGTGATGGGTACGGCCCTTGTTGCCTCCGGAAAATGAAGCAAGAGGCCCTGGAGCGAGAGGAAGCAAAAAATCAATACAGCCTTTTCCCGGGAGAAGGTGCCGGCAGTTCCTCGCCCTTGAACGGGGCCTGCGTGACTGGATTGAGCCCCTCCGGCCATTGCGGGGCAGCCGCTTACTGTCCAGAGCCCTACGACTGCTGCGCTGCCTGCCCGGAGCCGTGCAATCTCCGGTGCGGATGGCTGAAGAAGGAAGGCGATCCCAACGGCTAAAACCGAAATGACGAAGGCCATCGAGAAGGCCCTGCGCTGCTACCACCCTTCAGAAGTGTGCGGAATTCGCGTGAACAAGTTCAGGAGCACCCACACTGCCTTCGAGGTGCCGGTGGTCTGTGGAACCAGCAAGGCCGGCCTGGTGGACTGTATGCGGGTGCAGGAATACTTTGGCGGCATCCGCCGGGAGGAATATTGTTACCTTTCCCACTATGTCGAAAGAGGCAAAGAGTGGGCAAGGGCGATGGATGAAGGATTTACCTGCGGCCGAGGCTTCGGCCCCGGGGAGAAGCCAGAGCTCTGCAACGAGGTCAGTTGCCGGTGCCGCCATATCCGGGAAGTTGGGCACCAGGAGATCCTTATCACCTGTTACGAAATCAAGGTCAGCAAGAGTGACTTCAAAAGCAAGAACGGACACAACTTCGTGGGCAACTGCAATTATTATGTGATTCCCAACGAACTCTATGCAGCCGTAGCCGACCTGGTGCCAGAGGACATCGGCATTATTCTATACCTCCATGCTGGGAGCTATGTCGGCCTGCGCAGGAAAAAGGAATGCACCTTCAGAGAACTCACCGACGAAGATCAGAAGTGGTTCATCCTCTCCACTATGAAACGTCTGGAGGAAACCACCTGGAAAGAGCGGGTCACAGGCGGCCATGCCGGTGACCTGGGCCTTTGGTAAGGAGAAATTTGTATGATGAACAAGAGCAAAATTGACTGGTGCGACTTCACCTGGAATCCGGTGACGGGCTGCACCCGGGGGTGTGAATACTGCTATGCAGCCAAGCAGGCCCGTCGCTTCTGCGGCGATGTGCGCCTTAATCTGACTTCCCCCCAGATTGTTGATGCCGGCGGCCGGGCCTATATTCTGGAGCAGCCCTTCAAGAGTGACCGGGAGACCACAATTCCCTTCCCCGTAGGCTTCCGGCCCACCTTCCACCGCTACCGGCTATCTATGCCGGCGGAGAAGCACAAGGCGGGCACTATCTTCGTGTGCAGCATGGGCGATCTGTTCAATCGTGACATACCGACGCGCTGGATCATAGAGGTTTTTGATGCCTGCTTGGCAGCCCCCCAGCACCATTATCTGTTCCTGACGAAGTTCCCGGAGCGATACCAGGAGCTGGAGCACCTGGCACTTTTGCCCCACGGGTACAACTTCTGGTACGGTACGACAGTCACCAGAAATCACGAGCTCGGGCGCATTTCCCACCTTCCCCTCTCCGCTCACCGCTTCGTTAGCATTGAGCCTATTTTGGAGAACATTGGCCTTGACCTCGGCCCTGTTCTTAACCCAGCCGGCCCGGCAGCCGTCGTGCCTCCTGTCGAATGGGTTATCGTCGGGGCAGAGACAGGGAACCAGAAAAGCAAAAAGGTGCCCCGCCGGGAGTGGCTGACAACTATTCTCGACGAGGCCCACGAGAACCATATTCCCGTTCTGATGAAGAACAGCAAGGAAATGCGATCCGTCTGGGGAAATGCTATCCCCCAGGCATTTCCCACCGGCCTGGAGCCCATGCCGCAGGATAACAGCATTCCCCACTGTAAGGAGTGTGAGCTTCGGGAAGAGACCCACCAGGGGCGCCGAGGCACCGCCATCGCCTGCCAGATCGGCTGGGAGGCGGACGGATACCACGACCGGCCAGCTCGGCCCGTTCCCGGCCGCTATACCAGGTCTTCACCGCCATGGTGCCCCAGGAGAGGAGAAAAGGAATGAGATTCCCGTGTTATAACTGCCCGCGCTGCGGGCAGACAATCGCCCCTGGATGCAGCGGCTTCATGGAGTGCCCGGATTGGCTCGAATGGGCCAGAGAAAAGAATGCCGAAGAGGAGGAAATTCAGGATGAAAAATGAACAGAAATTCACCTATCATACTGGCGGGAAGACCATCTGCACACCACAGAAAGCCATCCCGGTCAAAGATTGGCTGGAGGAAGGGAAGCGCCTTTTCGGCCCTGATCCTCTCGACTGGCGCTTTCAGTGCCCTATCTGCGGACGGGTCTACACGGCAAGAGAGCACATGGAGGCCGGGAGCTCCGGCCCCAACAGTGCCTACCAAGAGTGCATCGGCCGCTATCTGAAGGCAGGCCCATTTGACCCAAAGAAAGGGAACGAGAACGGCTGCGACTGGTGCGCCTTCGGCTTGTTTGGAACTGTTGGAAAAGGTCTTATTGTTGAAGCTGAAGACGGCTCTGTTGTTGAAGCCTTCCGGTTTGCTGAAGGTGAACAGGATGGTTAAGCCTATTCTGTTTTCGGCGGATATGGTGAAAGCTATCCTGGAGGAACGGAAAACCGTCACTCGACGGCTGGTAAAGCCACAGCCGCTTCCAGTAGTTAATACTCTGTACCGGAAGGACGATACGAACATCTGGAGGACTTGCGGCGCAGACTGGTGGTATGAGTTCCGGGCTCCTTGTGTACCTGGTGACATTCTGTGGGTACGGGAGGCCTGGGGAATGGCGTCCGATCTGCTCGGCGGCGTTCCCGGGCCAGTCTACCGTACCGATTACACCGATAACGAGCTGCGGGCGCTGCGGGAGAAGCACTACCACTGGTACCCCTCCATTCACATGCCCAAGGAAGCGGCCCGGATATTTCTCCAGGTCAAGGAGGTGCGAGCGGGGCGGTTGCAGGACTGCGGAAACGCTCAGGCGAAAGATGAGGGCTGTACCTGTTGCAGTCAGTTTGTCAGAGTATGGAACAGCGCCATCAAGCCGGCTGACCGCGCTATCTACGGATGGGAGGCCAATCCCTGGGTGTGGATCATTCAGTTTGAGCGGTGCGAAAAGCCGGAGGGGTGGCCCGGATGAACACCATCACCATCAAGAACCTATCGACACTTTCTGACTTTTCCGCGGTGGCCCGGGTGGCCTCCTTCATGGCCGGGGACAGCCACTCGGCCACCCATGACTGGCGGGAGGTCGAGATCGTGAAGATCGCCCGGAGGGGGAACACCTACACCGTGACAGACAAGGAGTGACCACCATGCCCTGTGAACCTGTTTTCAATAAGGGGAAGCTGGTCGGGTGGATGTGCCGGCGGGGGCGCGGAAAGCCAAAGCCTCCCCCCTGCTATAAATGCGGAGCCCCCGCCACCTGTTTCTGCGATCACCGGGATATGGAGGCACTCTATCAGACGGACGATTATGGACACAAGCTCCGGAAGAGATGGGTCGCATCCATTGACACATGCAGCCGCCCCATGTGCGCCGCCTGTGCTCATCATTATGACCCGGACACTGACTTCTGCGACGAACACAACAGCGAAATCGCCAGGGTGCGGAGCGCCAAGGCGGAGCAGCTATACCAGGAGCAGCTCCGTGCCCTGGGCATTGAGGAGGAGCCATGAGTAAGAAAAAGAACCTTCGCCGATTAAGCACCCTTGTCACCGCACAGACCCTTGGGAACCTGGAGAAGCTGGCTGCCATGGCCGGATATGGGAACACCGGCCGGGTCATTGATAAGCTGGTGCGGGATCACATGATGAGGCTACGTCTGGGGAGCAAGAAGGAGAATACAAGATGAACATGATTATTCTATATGCCATGGGGCTCGCGTCTCTGGCCGTTTTGATTGCCGGGGCCTTTTTCCTGGTAGTCCTGATCGTCTACGGCATCCAGCGAATCTGGGCAAAAGTGTCGGCCTGCGCCAAAAATACGAGGGAGTACATGGAGAACCGCCAAGATTACATCCTTTACAAGCGGGATTTTATCTATTGGGAGGAGAGCAAGCGGGCCAAGGCCGACAGGTGCCACCTCTGTGAATACCGGAAAATGTTTTTGGAAGAGGAAGAAGGTGCGGAACCGTGACAGATCAAGAGAAGATGGTTTCTCTTATCGTTCAGGCGAAAGCCGAAGATCCGGAAACAGGCAGCTTCACCGAGTTCTTGGCCGGATTTCTCCTTAGGCGTGGTGCGAGCCTTCCTGCGACATCTCGAAGCGAGCCACGCTCACCCTACATCGACGACAATATCCTTGCTTGCCCATGCTGCGGCAGCGGGGAGTATCTGGAGAACGAAGACGGAAATGAGAACCGCTACTGCGGCCAGTGCCTTGATTGGAGCCGCCCGCCGGTAGGGAAAGGATGAGTGAGTATGGAAAGGAAAGAAGCAGTTGTCGTTCTCCAGGAAAGCAAGCGGCAGAATGAGATTATGCGGGATAATCCTTCGACTTTTTTCACTTCAAAAACAATGGCGAGCGGAGTGGGCAGTGCAAAAAAGCGGATTGCTGCCCTCGATATGGCTATCGCTGCCTTGTCCCAGACCAATGAGCCATTGACGTGCGAGGGGTGTGCCTGTGAGAAATACAGCCGAGATGCCTACCCGTGCAATAGTTGTTCCAGGAACAATGAAACGATTTCTGACCAATACCGCCCGCCGGAGGGAGAGGAGGAGCGTCATGGCGATTAAGAACTACACGACCGAGGTAGAGGTCTATAAGAGTTTAGGAGAAATTCAAGGGGCGCTCGCCGGCCATGGCGCCAGAAAGGTCATGGTGGACTATAATACCGCCGGCCAGCCCACCGGCATCATGTTTGCCATCGAAACTCCGGCCGGGCCTCGTGGCTTCTGCCTCCCTGCCAATATTGACGGGGTACGGACAGTATTTACCCAGCAGAAGGTGAAAGCCAAACCAGGTCAAGCCGAGCGCACCGCGTGGCGCAACGTCCGGGACTGGGTCATGGCGCAGATGGCGATTATTGAAGCCGGGCAAGTGCAAATGGAAGAGGTATTTCTGCCCTATCTGACTGACAGTAGCGGGCAAACGCTATATCAGCTATACCAGAGAGGCCGGTTGTCCCTCGGCCCTGGGGAGGGTTGACATGAAGCGGCTGACATACTTTGACGGCGGGAAATGGCGGCTCAAAATCGGAGATACGGAATACAGCGGTGAAGCCGCTGACCGCCTCGCAGCCTACGAGGGCACGGGGCTGGAGCCGGAGGAAATCATTTCTGCCGTGGATATGGCAAAAATCGCCTGTGCGCTGCATGAGCTTAATATCTACAAGGAGCTCGGCTCCATTGACTGCCTCCGCAAGCTGGCTGGCGTCCCGGGAGAGACATCAACCATCACCAATGGGGGTAAAATCCGGGCCATGGACGACGACAGACTGGCGCAAGAGATTCTGCGCCGCTGGCGGGCAGAAATGGAGGCGGGAAAGTTTGAGGATATTTCCACTCGGTGGTGTGACATGAAGGGTGGATGTGTCAGCAGTAAGGGATACCCACGCCCCTGCACGGAAGAGCGTCTGCTGGCCTGCATCAAACGATGGCTCCAGCAGCCGGCAGAAGAGGGGGTGAACCTTTGGCACCCTCAAAGTTCGGACTGACGCCAGAGGAGATGGCAGACCTACAAAAAACCGTCCAAGCATTGAAAGCGGCCTTTTGCGCCGCCGGCGATGCCATCACTGCCGCAGCAGAGCAACTCCGGGAGGCATACATGGCCGCCGAAGCGGCGGCCATGGCCCGCGTTGACATGGAGGCTATATGGGCCCTGTTTGCCCAAGAGGCGGACGCAGAGGAAACAAAGAGAAAAGCCAGGGGTAATCCCTGCCCCAAGCCATACCGCCGCCCGTGGCCCCGTGAAACGGCCGTGCGGCTATATTATCAATCAACGTCCAAGAGGAGCACCCGTCCGACGGCGCGCTCCTCCATCAAGCAGCGACGGAACCGACGGAAGCCGTGAGCGTTCCGAGAGGAGGAGAACACCATGAAGAGCACAGACAACACCGGGGCCACCGGGTTCCTCTATGCCTGCATCAGCTCCCGGGTCATGGAGCAGGCGATCCAAAGGGGAATTGATGCCGGGGTGAAAGCGGCTATGGAGCATATCCGCACCGAGCGGGAGAAGGAGCGGAAAAGCCGCCAGGATAGGAGGCTCCACAACACCCGCCTCCTCCTGAAGAATTACCGGCTCCTGAAGGAGCATACCAAGGGAGCCATCTTCCGTGCCAACCAGGCCAGGGAGCGAGCTGTGGACATCTTGGATGGCCTCAACGACTATGAGATGGACGATGGCCTTTACATCGAGAGCATCAAGAAAAGCCAGCAGCGCACCCTCATCATCCTGGCACACATAGACCAAATGCTGGAGCTCTACAAGGCATACTGTTATAACAGCGGGAACCCAGAAAACATCCGCCGGTATGGCGTGGTCATGGCGACCTATATCGACGAGCCGAAAAAAAGTGCCCTCGAAATTGCGGGCACTTTTGGCATCGAAAAGCGCACCGTTTACAAGGACATCAAAGCGGCCGCAAACCCGCTCACCGCCTTGCTTTTTGGCATCGACAGCCTGCGGATGGAATAGCAAAATAGGCCCTCCCCCAGAGGGCACAAAGTGGGCACTGACAATTCACTTCGTATGTGCTAAAATTGATAGCGTGGAGGATTGGATATGAGCAACGAAACCACCACACCGGCCCAGCCAAGGGCCACCACACCGGACGGCTTTAAGGTCTGGTGCAGCTTCGACGAACTCGTGGAGCTGGACAGCTTGAAGCCAAATCCCAGAAATCCCAATAAGCACCCGGTGGCCCAGCTTGAGCTCCTGGCGAATATTATCAAGAAGGGCGGCTGGCGGGAGAAGATCACCGTCAGCCGCCGCAGCGGTTTTATCGTCAAGGGACATGCCAGGCGGGAGGCCGGGAAGATGGCCGGAGGGCAGTATGCTCCCGTCGAATGGCAGGACTACGCCACCGAGGCCGACGAGATGGCCGACCTGATTGCCGATAACCGGATCGCCGAGCTGGCGGTTCTGGATGAAGAGGCCATCACCGAGCTGCTGGCCGAGCTGGAGGCCAACACCGACGGCATAGACCCGGAAATGAGCGGCTTCACCGCCGAGCAGATCAGGGAAATGGTGGAGAAGGCGCAGAAGGGGGCAGACGAGGCAGAGCAGCAGGCAGCCCGCCTCACCCTTCAGCAGAAGTTCCTGATCCCGCCATTCACCGTCCTGGACGCCCGTGGCGGCTTCTGGTCGGAGCGGAAGAAGGCATGGAAGGCCCTGGGCATCCGCTCCGAGATGGGCCGGGGCGCCGACGACTGCAAGACCGAGGGCGGCCTTACCTTCGCCCGGAGCTCCCAGCCGCCGGCAGTCTACCAGGCCAAGAATGACTACGAGGCCAAGGTGGGCAAGAAGATCTCCTGGGAGGAGTTTGCCAACCTGTTCCCCGAGGTCATGGCCCAGGGCGGCACCTCCATTTTTGACCCGGTGCTCTGTGAGGTAGCCTATCGGTGGTTCTGCCCACAGGGCGGCTCCATCATTGACCCCTTCGCCGGCGGGAGCGTCCGGGGCATCGTGGCAGCCCTTACCGGCCGGCGCTATACCGGCGTTGATTTATCCGGCCGGCAAATCGAGGCTAACACCCAAAATTGGGAGGAAATCTCTCACGAAAGCGTCTTAGAGGACAGTGAGTGCCCCGTAACTCCTCCCAACTGGATCAACGGCGACAGCAGCCACATTGAAGAGCTGGCCCCGGGAGATTATGACCTATTCTTTACCTGTCCCCCCTATGCAGACCTGGAGGTTTATAGCGACAAGCCGGAAGACCTCTCCAACAAGGATTATCCGGAGTTCCTGGAGCTCTACCGGGGCATTATCCGAAAGACGGCGGCCATGCTGAAGCCAAACCGCTTCGCCTGCATCGTTGTGGGGGATGTGCGGGACAGCCGGGGCTTCTACCACAACTTCGTGAGTGACACCATCACGGCCTTCCGGGACGCCGGCATGGACTTCTACAATGAAGCCATTCTGATTATGCCTTTTGGCAGCCTGCCCATCCGGGCCGGCAAGCAGTTTGCCAGTGGCCGGAAGCTGGGCAAGGCCCACCAGAATGTCCTTGTGTTCTGCAACGGAGACCCGGCCCAAAGTGGAGCCTTCGACCTGGAGACCCCGGAGGGGTACGCCGGGGACATTGGCCGCTATCTGGCCGCCGGCGCCGGCAAGCTGGGTCAGGAACACCAAAAGGTGCTGGTCTTCTCCAAAGGCGATCCCGCCCAGGCATCGGCCGATATTGGAGTGCCTGAGGACACGGAGGCCCTGGACAGCACCGACAACGCCCGGTTGCTGAAGGAGCTCCTGGGCAGCGACTATCCAGACGAATAAACATTACCGCAGCGCGGGGGCACAGCCCCCGCGCATTCTTATGCAGGAAGGAGGAGACGGCATTGAGTAGGCCGAAGAAGGCCGCCCCGGCCTATAACGGGGAGATGTGGGAGCAGATGATCGGAGAGAGCACCCAGCAGTACGAGCGGTTCTGCCTTTATCGGGATATGCGTTATAAGCCCCCTGACAAGGAGAAAGACCCTCCGAAGCTCGACCTCACCAGCCGGCGAAGCATCCGGGGCGTGGCGGAGCGCCTGGGCATGGCCCGCCAGACGCTGGAGAGCTGGAGCTCTGCCTTCCACTGGCGGGAGCGGTGCGAAGCATACGACGCCTATATCCTCGGGCGGCTGCGTGAGAAGAACGAAGCCGACATCCTGAAGATGCGGGAAACCCATGCTTCCTTGGCAAATCAGATGTTGAAGAAGGCGACCAGGCGCCTTCTGACCCTCAAAGACGAGGAGATCACCGCCGCCGACATCGTGCGCCTGGTCGATGTAGGTGTGAAAATAGAGCGGTTGAGCCGTGGAGAGAGTACCGAGCGCCAGGAGATCACCGGGGAGGCCAAAGTCCACCACAGCGGCACCCTGGACGTGACAGCGGCAGGCGGTCTCGACCTCTCCGGGCTTTCCGACGAGGAGCTGGGCCAGCTTGAGCAGCTATTGGGCAAGCTACATCCAGAGCCCAGCGTTTGACCCGGAGGCGCTGCAAGCCGCCATCCGTAAAGAGAAGGCGGAGCGCAGCTTATCCGATTTCATCCGCCAGGCGTGGCCGGTGATCGAACCAGGCACAGAGTACATCGAGAACTGGCACACTGACCTTATCAGCGAATACCTCCAGGCTGTGAACCTGGGACAGATCCACCGCCTGATCGTCAACATCCCGCCCCGGCACATGAAGTCCATCCACGTCACCGTCTGCTATCCTGTGTGGACGTGGCTGCGGGCGCCGGCCAAGCGGTTCATCAAGGTTTCTTACAGCGACGCCCTCTCCCGGAAGCACAATATCCTTTCCCGTGATATTATCCGCTCCCCCTGGTATCAAGGGAACTGGAGCGATAGATTTAGCCTGAAGGACGATGTGAACCGGCAGAACGAGTTCCGCAACGACCACCAGGGCATGATGATGTCTACCTCCGTCGGCGGCTCTCTGACCGGCGAAGGCGGCGACGTTATCATCATCGACGACCCGCAGAACCCCCTCATGGCGAACAGCGAAACGGAGCGACAGAACAGCATCAACTTCTTTAAGAACACGCTCCAGACCCGTCTAAATGACCCCAAGAACGGCGCCATTATTATCATCATGCAGCGCCTTCACGAAAGCGATCTGACCGGCTACGTCCTGTCGGAAGACCTGGGGTACACCCACCTGTGCCTCCCGGCGGAAGCCGAGGAGCGCAGCACCATCATCTATCCCATCAGCAAGAAGAAGGTCGTCCGGGAGCCGGGCGACCTTCTGAACCCCGCCCGCTTCGATAAGGAAGTCCTGGACAGCCTGAAGCGGAGCATGGGCTCGGCGCAGTACGCCGGCCAGTTCCAGCAGACTCCGGCTCCGGCGGAGGGTATCATATTCAAGCGTGAATGGATGAACAACACCTTCACGGCAAAGAGCCTCCCACACCAGAGCATAATAATCCAATCCTGGGATATGGCCTTCACCAAAAGCGAAGGCAGCGCCAAGGTGGCCGGCTTCGTCCTCTCCCGGGCCGGGAGCAATATCTATATCCGTGACCTGGAGAACGACAAAATGACCTTCACGGAGAGCGTTGCGGCCGTCCGCCGCCTCTCTGGCAAGTGGCCGAAGGCCCGCGCCAAGGTGGTGGAGAACAAGGCCAATGGGCCTGCCATCGTTGACCTGCTGAAGAAGGAAATCCCCGGCATGGTGGAGTTCAACCCCAAGGGCAGCAAGGAGGAGCGGGCCATATCCGTCACTCCCTATTTTGAGGCCGGAAACATCTGGTTCCCAGACCCCAAGGATGCCCCCTGGGTGAACGACCTGATCCGTGACCTTCTGATTTTCCCCAAGGGCACCTTCAAGGACACCACAGACGCGCTGGTGCAGGGTATCCTCTACCTGATGGATAAGCCCACCACCTCCGCCCCGCCCAAGGACATCACCACCACCCGGAAGAGCTACTGGATGAAATAATCGCCCAAAATAGACACCAGAATCTTGTAAAATTATGTATAATTTTATTGGGCCCTGTGGGGAGGTGACGAGATTTCGGTGGAACCCCCAAAACGGCAGCGCCTCCACCGTCAATGCGGCGGCCGTGGAATAGAGATGGCTGGCTGGTGAAATATGCCCAATCAGCGGCCGGCCCTCCCTGGACTTACGATAGGAGGAACCGCACCAATGAAAAACGACAGATACATCATTTCTATTGCTGCCGACGAAGACCCTGCCATCTTCTCCAAGAAGGCCAAAGATGGCGCCACCGTGACCATGATCACCGCCCGGACGTTTGAGGAGGCCACCGCCCTGTATGAGCAGGCGGCCGCCGAGAACGCGGAGTAAAAGCGAAGGGGGCCCCGAATTGGGCCCCCGTTTCTCCTTGAAATTCGATGTTGACTTGTAGCGGGCTACATGGTAGAATTGTAGCAGGCTACAAGGAGGCGATGCACTTGGCCGACAAGAGCAGAGCCGAGTATTTCCGCGAAAGACGGAAGACCATGAAGTCCTTTAATGTGATGCTCAAACGGGAAAAGGTCGAGGCCCTGGAGGCCAAACTTAAAGCCGAAGGCAGAACAAAGGCAGAGTGGTTGGACGAAAAGGTGGATGAAGAGCTCGGCAAATAGGAAGGACGCCCACCGTCCCTGACAAAGACCTGGTGAGCGCCCTCCATAAACAACAACCCCGAAGGATTGATAAATCCATTCTATCAGACCTCCGGGGGAATTTCAAGGAGGAAAAATAGATGGAGGCACGGTATTATATTACCATTTCCCCCGACGAGGAGCTCCACACCTACACCCGCCAGGCCGAGGACGGCGCGACCGTGGTTCTTATCACGGCGCCCACCTTTGAGGCCGCCGCCGGCGCCTATCTGGCGTTTACCGGAGGGAGGGTGCTGGCATGACCGCGAGAGAAACTATCGAGGCCGAGCTGAAGCAGATGGTCTTTGACCTTCTCCATGAGCAGGATATGGACGATCTGAGGGACGGCGAGAAGAAAGCCCTGGCCCATATCTCCGCCGCCGAGCAGGCCCACATCCTGGACAGCACCCAGTCCACCGCCTGGAGGAATGAGATCGAAAAGGCGGCCACGTTCAGCCGCCTTCTGAAAGGAGATGCAGAGCCGTGAATGGGCTCCAGGTATTCAGCTATAATGACCACAGTGTGAGAACTGTTAAGCAGGATGGCCAGCCCTGGTGGGTGCTGGCCGATGTGTGCGATGTGCTGGAGCTGAAAAACCCCGCAAGAGTGGCCGCACGTTTGGACGAGGACGAAAAGAATACCCTAACTTTTGTGAAGGGTATTCCTGGCCCCGGAAATCCGACTATGACCATCATCAACGAACCGGGGCTATATTCGGTGATCCTGCGGAGCAACAAGCCGGAGGCGAAAGCCTTTAAGCGGTGGATTACCCATGAAGTTCTCCCCACCATTCGCGCCACGGGGGCCTATGGAGCCCCGCAGGCAGCCCCCGCAATAACTGATGCCTTGGAGCGCATGACGGGTGTTGTGGAGGCGCTGGCGAGCCGCATCGAGGCGCTGGAACATCAGGCGCAGGAAGTCCCCCGGGCAGAATTGATTGCCCCCCCTGACCTCAGCATTCCGCGAACTACCCGACGCCACTGGATGAGGAAATTCAACGAGAAGCTGGAAACGCTGGAATATAACTTCAATCTCTCAAAGCCGGCCATTCTTCGCCGCCTCTACGATATGGTAGAAAAGAAGTTTGACACCGTGCTGGACGAAGAGCGGTTCCGATATATTGAGAAAACCGGCCAGGAAGAGTGCTCTGTACTCGAAATTATCTATCGAAATGAGCAGTATAGAGCCTATTTCCAGCACATTATCGACCAAAAGCTGGGGCCGGAATATTGGGATTGGTGAATGCGAAAGGGCTGGGGGCCATAAGCTCCCAGCCCTTTCTGTCCGGAAACGCGCCTGTAATTCTGGTGTAATTGGAGTGTAACAAGGGTGTAATGCGTTACCTTTTCGCACGTAACGCACATGAAATCTGGTGTAGCATTTCTGTGTAATTTGGTAATCGCTCGACGAAATTTCATTCGGATTTTTTGAAGGAGATTATTTGTTCACACAGGCAGAATGATATGGGTATTTGAAGACAGAGTTGTGTGCAAAAAAGTGTGGAAATGTTGATAAAATCCCGCAATTCTTTTCTGAAATAGAAACTTTTATGAAAGGGATTAGTGTGTAACGCACTTGTAACGCACCAGTAATCCGAAGTTACGCGCCTACCTAACCTACCATACCATACCTGACCATACCTAACCTACCAGACCCAGGGGAAGTTCCTCTTTGCCCACTGAAAAGCCGTGGGCGGTAGCTGGGTGTGGCCTGGGCATTTTCGATACCGTGAACAACAGAACACCGCCAGTCCGACGGCCGCCGCTTGGTGGCCGTTTTCTTATACGCTGGAGAAAGGAGGAAAAGCGTGGCTACTTTGCGTGAAATCGGCCGGATAGGACAAAACCGCTGGGGCGGTGTCTTCCGGGAAGAGTTCTTGACGGAGCTCCAGGGCCGCCGGGGAGTCCAGGCGTTCCGAGAGATGTCGGAGAATGACGACATCGTGGGCGCTATCCTATTCGCCATTGAGATGCTGATTCGGCAGGCCGTGTGGGAAGTGCAGCCAGCCGGGGACACGGCCAAGGACAAGGAGGCCGCCGAGTTTGTGGAGAGCTGCATGGATGATATGGCCGACACCTGGACGGACACCATCGCGGAGATCCTGTCCTTCCTGACCTATGGCTGGAGCGCCCACGAAATCGTCTACAAGCGCCGGGTCGGCCGGAGCAACGACCCCCGGCTCCAGAGCAAGTATGGGGACGGCCTAATTGGCTGGCAGAAGCTGCCCATCCGGGCCCAGGAAACCCTCTATGAGTGGCGCTATGACGCCCGGGACAACCTCATGGGCCTGGTGCAGATGCCACCCCCGGACTATGGCCTGATTGAGATACCTGTGGAAAAGCTGCTGCTCTTCCGCACGAAGAGCCGGAAGGGCAACCCGGAGGGGCGCAGCATCCTCCGCAACGCCTACCGGGATTGGTACTTCAAGCGGCGCATCCAGGAAATAGAGGGCATCGGCATTGAGCGCGACCTCGCCGGCCTCCCGGTGATCACCGCGCCGGAGGGGTTGGACATCTGGGACACAGAAGACCCGGACATGGTGACGGCCAGAGCCCAGGCGGAGCGGATTGTGCAGAACGTCCGGCGGGACAGCTTGGAGGGGCTGGTAAAGCCCTCAGGCTGGACATTGGAGCTGCTGTCCACCGGCGGCCGCCGGCAGTTTGACACCAACAGCATCATCGACCGCTACGACAGCCGCATTGCTATGACGGTGCTGGCGGACTTCGTGCTGCTGGGGCACCAGAACGTGGGCAGTTTTGCCCTGTCCAGCGACAAGACCAAGCTCTTCGGCACGGCTATCGGGGCTTACCTGGATATTATCTGTGAGGTCTTCAACAACCAGGCAATCCCCCGGCTCATTGACCTGAACGGCGAGCACTTCCGGGGTATCACCGATTATCCGGAAATGACCCACGGCGACGTGGAGAGCCCCAACCTCGCCACCCTGGGCACCTTCCTGCGGGAAGTCACCGGCGCCGGCATCCTAATCCCGGATGAAGGCGTGGAGGACTATGTACGCCAGGCCGCCAACCTCCCGGAGCGCATGGAAGACTACGGCACACAGCTCAACCAGCAGAACCGGGAGCGGCAACAGCCGCCCAAAGGCCAATCTATGAAGCCAGCCGCCGGCCAGGAGGAAGACCAGGATGGAGAACTCCCGGACGATGAAAAAGACGCCGTAGAGGCCGCCAAACGGCGCCTCGGGAGGTATGATTGATGCGGAAACTCGCTGTGATGAAACGGGCCCGAGTGCGTCCCATCCTAAAGGCCAAGAAGAGCCAGGGCGCCCAGGATGTCCTTGACCGCCTCAACGCCTTCCTCAACGCTGCGGAGCCCGAGCCGGTCTACTGGCTTACCAGGCTGTGGAACGACCAGCAGCAGGCCGTGACCTACAAGGAGCTGCGGGAGGCTATCCAGCAGGGCTATATCGACGAGAAGACCCTGGCGGCCTGGCAGGCCGACTACGCCAACTTCGTCAATGAGCACCTGAAGGGCATCTGGCAGGATGCGGCCAAAGCCGCAAACGCCGCCCTGGAGGCCCAGCACCCCGATTTCTTCTATGACCCTATGGGAGAAGGCATCCAGAATTGGACGGCCACCCACGGCGCCGAATGGGTAACGAATATCTCGGACGACCAGCGGGAGGCAATCACCAGCATGATCGACCGGGCTACGACCGGGGCATGGACAGGCGACGAGCTAGCCCGTGCCATCCGCCCCCTAATCGGGCTCACTAAGCCCCAGGCTCTCGCCAACCTGAACTACTACGAGCACCTGAAGGCGACCCTGCTGGCGAATAACCCAACCATGAAGGAGGCCACGGCCGCCAAAGCCGCCCGGGACGCAGCGGCCAAGTACGCCGCCAAGCAGCACCGGCAGCGGGCCTATACCATCGCCACCACAGAACTCGCCTACGCCTACAACAAGGGCGCCGACGATGGAATCATCCAGGCCCAGCAGCAGGGCTTCATCGGCAAGGTGAAGCGCGTCTGGAGCACCGCCTACGACGACGGTGTGTGTGAGATATGCTCGGCCCTGGAAGGCCAGGAAATCGACATGGATGGGGAGTTTGACTTCAAGGGAAAGAGCCTATATGCCGGCCAGAAGAAGACACCGCCGGCACACCCGCGCTGTCGGTGCGCCGTGGAATATCGGGAGGTGGAGCCACCAGAGGTAGAGCAGCAAGAGCCGGAACAGCCCCCTACCACCTGGGGGGATCCCCCGGAGCAAGACCTCCCGGAGCCGCCGTCTCCTGTGGCTGCCCCAAGTATTCCCATCCCGTCCGGCATGACCTATCAGGGCAAGCCAAATCTGGGCGGCACCGGGGAGATGCACCTATACCGGGACGGCGCCGGCCAGGAGTGGCTATTCAAGCCGGCCCAGACCAAGAGCGGCTCCCCTGAAGCCTTCCGGGCCTATGTCCAGGAGGCCGGCTATAAGGTGCAGTACATCGTTGACCCAGATACGGCCGTTCCTGTCGGCGTCGGGGAGCTGGGTGGCAAGTTCGGCGCCTTCCAGAAGCGGATCACCACCATCGGCAGCGCCACGGACTATAAGGCATGGCAGCACAGCGGCGGCCACCTCCCAGACGGCTCCGCGCAGCAGTTCCAGCGGGAGCATGTCACTGACTGGCTCCTGGGGAACTACGACAGCCACGGCGGGAACTTCGTCACCGACAGCTCCGGCCGTCTGGTGGGCATCGACAAGGAGCAGTCCTTCAAGTACATCGGCAAGGACGGCGCCCAGGCCATGAGCTACGCCTTCCACCCCAACAAGAGCTACGGGGAGACGGAGCCCATCTATAACACCATCTATCGCCGGTTCGCCAAAGGTGAGCTTGACCTTGACCTCCAAGACACCCTTGCTTATATCAAGCGCGTGGAGGCCATTCCTGACAGCGAATATCGGGAGATATTCAGGGACTATGCCGAGGCCCTGCATGGCAAGGGCAAAGAGGCCGAGGCTCTGCTGGACGCCATTGTGGAGCGGAAGGACAACCTTCGGGAGACCTACCGGGCCTTTTACTCCGACCTCCTCACCGAGCGCACCGGCCGCAAGCAGATATTTACCTGGGCCGACGAAGTGGCCCAGCAAGCCAAGCAGCCCCTCGCGGCTGTCACCCATTCCGCTGATGCTCTGAAGAAGATGAATGTGGCGGAGCTGAAGCAGCTCGCCAAGCAGAAGGGAATCCCGTACTACAACAAGTTCAACAAGAAGGAGCTGATCGAGGCCATCTCCGACCCGGTGAAGGCCGTGGAGATCAGCGCCAAGACCAAGGCCAAGCTGCTGAACCTGGAGGCCACTCGCCCCGAGCGCCTCGGCCGGACAACGGAGAAACCGCCCCGGCCACCCCGCACCGGCGCAGTTGACGCCGGCGACCTGTTTCAAGACTTCGGCCAGATCCCGCCGCAGCGCATCGGCGTCGCGGTATCCAGCGACGAGGGCATGGTGGAGGGCCTGAATCTGACCGCCCGGAAAGTCAACCTGGACGGTCAGGATGTCTATGAAATCACCGGGAAGCTGGCCGAAAGCACCTGGTCGCAGACCTGGGACACCCTGAAGAAGCAAAGCGAGGTAAAGCAGCTAACCTTCGAGCAGGCAGACGATACCCTCGCCCTGCTGGCCTCCCGGCCAATCAATATGCACGGGGTAGAAATCAAGGCCCGCACCATGGAGGATTCCGGCGGCACCTTCCAGCTCTATGTTCACAACGGCTCCCAGCAGTACAACGCCTGGAAGGGCTTCTTCCGGCTTCGGGTGCCGGCTACCGGGAACGGAGCAGCCGACGCCAAAGCGGCCAAAAATCTCCTTGACCGGGCCGGCCTTTCCGGCCTGGCCTCTACTCCGACAGCGGAGGCCGAGGCGATATTCAAGAAGAGCCGGCTCCTCTGGCAACATGCTCCCGGGCGGATGAAAGAGCTGAAGGGGTTGCAAGGCGGCGCTTTGGAGAGTACACTAAACACAATCCTTCAGGAAGAGGGCATCGACCCGGGCAGAGCAGAGCACATGGTCATGCGGAAGGTGTTCGACGGCTATCAGACCCTTGTTGAGGAGGGCATCAGCGCCGAGTACCAGAAAGCCGGCCTGAAATATCTATGGGCCGGCGTGCGAAGGCCGGAGGCCCTTGTCGGAATTCTGAATGGGAAGGGTTTCATGTCTACCAACACCCGCTGCCTGTATGGAATGGACTTCACCGGGGCAAGCCCGGGGGATGATATGAGAACCGGCGGAAGCGACAGCGTCTTCACCCGGATAGGCGTCAAAATGAAGAGCGGCGATCAGCCCCGCTTCGATGACAGCTATCTCGGTGGTTATTACCGGGTCATCATCGACCCGAAGGAGCTGGAGCGCACCGACTGGTACGCATACACCTTCGACAACTTCGGCACCACGGATGAAGGGGAGCTCCTTGGCCGGAAAAGGGCCCTGGAATTCATTGATTATTTGGCTACCAGTTGGAAGGCAAGCAACGAGGTCATGTTCCGGCACGGCATACCGAAGGAGCACTTCACCGGGATCATGTGCCCCAATGAGGCGAGGCGGGCCGACCTCCTAAAACAGTTGAAGGACGCGGGCATCACCGAGGCAAACGGGGTTCCGATTGAAGATTTCGTGAAAGTGGGGAATGAGATATGAGCATTGACCGCCGCAAAGCCTATTACTACCGCTGGACGGGAGAACCGAAGTTCTCCGGCATCGCCGTAGATGTCCATGTCCACACCGGGACGGGCGGGAAAGAGCTCCGCTTCATTTCCCCGCCAGAGCGGCCCCATTCCCAGCCCGGCGCCGTGCTCCGGGAGACCGCCGGCGGCTTCGTCTTCCGCAGCGACGGTTTCATGCCCGGGGAATGGGTATTCAAAGAGCTTACCATCGAGGAGTTCCGCCGCTGGATTGCAAAGCGCGTCGGGATGGGAGAGGCCATCGCCTCCAAAATCACGACCACCGATGACCTTCACGAGTGGTATCGGAAGACCTTCCACTTCCCAACTGAAGACTGACCCGGGGGCGGGGCGCTACGGCGCTTCGCCCCCTTCGCATTGAGAGGAGTGATGCAAAATGTTCACATTCAATGAGCTGGCCGGCCGGCAGCCCGCCGACGTGAAAAAGACCGCCGGCACCATCACCGGCCGGTTTTCCATCAAAAAGGCCGACGAGGATAAACACCTGGCCTTCGGGTGGGCCTATGTGTCCCAGGATGAAGAGGGGCAGCAGACTGAAGATTGGTCTGGCGACCAACTGGAGCCGTCCGAGTTGGAGCAGGCGGCCTATGGGTTCGTGGAGCTCTACCGTGAAGGCGGAGAGATGCATGAAAGGGGCGGCTGCGCCGTCCTGGTGGAGAGTATGGTCTTCACCGCAGAGAAACAGGCCGCCCTTGGAATCCCGGAGGGCACTCTCCCCGTCGGCTGGTGGATCGGCTTTAAGGTCACCGACGAGGATGTGTGGGCCAAGGTAAAGGACGGCACCTACCCCATGTTCTCCATTGAAGGCACAGCCATCCGAGAGGAAACCGAAGAATAAGCGTGGTATCTTCCAAAACGGAAAGAACCACCCACATGAGATAAGCCGGTGGGCAGCGGACAACCGCTGTCCACCTGTTTATATACACGCCCAAGAAAGGAGGAAAGCAGCGTGCCCACAAAACTGAAGGGCCTGGAAGTGACGAAGGTAGACTTTGTTGATGCCGGGGACAACAAGCGGGCCGATGTCGTTCTGTTCAAGCGAAAGGACGGAGAGGCCCAGGAGCCCACCCACCAGGAGGAGCCCCAGGGGGTGGTGAAGCGCCTGCTCACCAGGATTGCCAAGGCCGTCGGCCTTACCGATGCCGAAGTGGACGAAGCGGTGACCGCCATCCAGAAAGATGCCGTCACCTTTGACGAGAAGGTGGCACAGAGGCAGCGCCGGAAGACAGCGGATGAAATCTGGGATTTCTGCTGGATGCTCCAGGATAGCCTTTGCTCTATCTTCTGGGACGAGGCCCTCACCGACACCGAGAAGCAATCCAAAATGAATGAGAGCCTCACCGAGTTTACCACGGCAACCCAGGGAGCTATCCCCAAATGGGCTGGAGGTGTCCCCAGCGTAATCGCCAAGTCCGCCATGCCCGAACTTACCCCAGAGCGCCTGGCGTTTGCCAAGCAGACCCGCGACCGCCTCAACGACATGATCGCCAAGGCGGAAGACCCAGAGCCGGCCAATGAGCCGGAGCCCACTAATCCGAAATCCGAGAAAGGAGAACCTGAAGACATGAAGATTGACAAGAGCAAGCTGACCGCCGAGGAGCTGGCCGCCCTCGATGCTATCGAGAAGAAGGCCGGCATTCCCGACGAGCCCCCCGCCGCCCAGCCCACCGGGGAGCCCGCGCCCACCACAAAGGCCGCCCCCGCCG